TTAGACTTCTATTTCATATTCGAAAGCGTAGCCAGTGATCGGTGCGTGTGAGCGGTAGGAGAGAAGTTGTCCTTCTTGGTTTACTTCCATCACTTGATTATCTTCCCGCTTGAACTGTACTCTGCACTCATTCGGGGGGCGAGCCTCGACATGTTGGATCTCTCCGAACACGGCCTGCACATCGTTGGACCGGCTGGAGTTGTATCTGACTCGTATCCAAGCGCCCGACTCGATGAGGGCCGCCGCGCAGAGCAAACAAGAATGAGTCATTGTGATTCACTCTCGATTCTTTCAGCGAGAACGCCGCCGTCGTCTGCCTCGGTGAACCGAACTATATCCCCCTCTTCGACAGCAAGATGTCGCATCGCCGCTGCCGGGACAAGGACCTGGACCCGACCATTCGACTCCCAGACTTTGTTCTCTCCGAGGTTATCTGGAGTGTACTTGCCGGGGTCTGGGTAGCCGTTTTCTGGTGGCTCCGGCCCGCCGTCAATCGTCATTCTTCCTCCAGGGAGCGGTGTCGGGGTTGCTCCAATGCTCAGGTGGGCCGTCCTCGACAGCTTCCACGAAGTATTCCGGGGGATTCGTCCGGTACATTACGTCTTCGAACTTTTCGTCAATGACGTAGAAGCTCGCAGCTTCCTCTGGTTCAGGACCACGAACGGCACGGCCAACAGCCTGAATAATATCTATTGCGGTTTCTTCGAAGTACCAATCCCACTCATATTCTTCGTTGAGTAGGTAGTCAACGCGACTATCAGCCGCGTAAGCGAATGGCGCTTTCAGAAGCACCTGCCATCGGCACTTGCCGTCGTGGAGATCGACCCCCTCGGTCATCCGTGGCGACACCATGATCTCCTTATCACTGTTTTGCCACCTCCGGATCATCGCACTCGACTCTTTCTCTTGGTCGTCTACGATGACGTTATCAGTCCCAAGGGACCGTCCAACTCGCTCTGCTCTCGGATAGGAAACAGAGTGGATCAGTCCATTCTCCCCCTCGTGGTGAGAGGAAATTTCGCGGACCGTATCCATTGCTTCCCGCCAGTTATCGTCTTCGCTGTCCCCGCTCATCTCCCCAACCATCGTATTGAGGTAGATTTCACGGTGTTCCTTCGGGAAGGGGGTCGGTTTTGAAATGAAGGTTGTCCGTCCGTCGAGGCCGATGCGGTCGGCCCATTGGTTGATTTTCCCTCGGAACGGAATCGTTGCCGACATGATGAGCCGACGACCGCCACGGGACCAGACGAACTTCGACAGGAACTCGTCTACCCGGACTGGTTTGATTTGGATACTCTTGGTTGTCCCCCTTCCTTCTTTCTCCGACACCTCATTGACGTTGACAACCCACCCCTCACCTTCGGAGTGAGTCTCCAAGGTGTACTTGATCTTGCGCTTAATATCTTCACAGTTTTCGACGGCGGTTTGATACTGCGGATTGCCATCGTGCTTTGTGATGAACTGTGTGCAGCGCCGGGCAATCCCCGCGACGACATCTTCAACGTGCTCAAAACGGTCGTCATCCCAATCGACCTGTTCGCCAGCATCACCGAACACTTCCGGCGGGACGGACCACGGCGAAAGCGTATAACCGGCAAACATACTGGACGACTGGCCCTCAGAGTTGTGGCCCTCATCGACTACAACCAAATCTCGGTGGTCGAAGGATAACCGACCACCATCTTCTGCGACGACCGGGACATAGTTATCAACGATCAGCATAGCAAAGGTGATCGCCGCAATGTCGCTACTGATCGCTTTTATCTTTCGGTCCCAGTACGTACAGTCTGCAACTGTTCGGCAGGATTCCTCCGTCGAAGAGCGCACCACACAGTCAGCGCAATTATTTCCAGTTTCGCCACAGGTGTAGTCTCGACGCCCTTTCAACATCGAGACGTATTCCTGTAGGTCGTCGTCTTCGGCAAGCTGGTTGCGGAGTGATTTCTGTGGCGTCGTGTAAAATGAATTGCCCCTTTTCAGTCCTACATCAATCCCGAAGTGGTTTCGGATACCCCGCGATTGGGTATTGAGGTGAGAGAAGACCCGCCCCACAGTGACTCCATTTGGCGACTTTCCAATTCCGGTCGGTCCCTCTACGATGACGTTTTTGTACCCATCGATGAAGAATGATTCCAGGACTTCGTACAAAATCTCGTCCTGGTAATCTCTATATCCAGGGAACGGAAACAAATGGTCAGCGAGATCCTGAAGGTACTCCGAGAAGCCCTGTTCTGTTTCGGGGTATTCATCATACTGTACTCTATCGCCGGTTTCTGTTGCTGTCTCTGTCATGGTCTGTAGATTACCGTATGGCCGTTCCACTCTACCCGAACTTTGCCGCAATTGGGGCTGGGATTAACTGTTGTAATTTCAACGTTACCCTCCTGTGCCGCCTGTTCAACATCAAGTAGTGCCTTTTCGGTCGTCGGCATCGGGAAACTCATTCCAGGGAGATCCCGAGCGGGAGCACCCCGACCGCTTGGGAACCAAATGTAGGACGGTTCGAACCGGATATTGCGTGTTTCTTCACACGGAATTGACTCTGTGACTACCCTTTCACCCTCGTATCCGGGTTCTGTATTTTGGACATTTTCCCAGATGCACTCTTCTTGGAAGATGACCGCCCCATCTTCGAGGATTGGCGCATCATCAACGGGACGCCACTCATGATCGTGGCTCATATCCGGGGGGTTGAAATAATCGTGGCTGTGCGAAACGCCGGGTGGAAGGTTTCCCCCCATTATGCCCCCTCCCCGCTGCCGATCTGTTGATTCGCGCTTTGCTTGCTGCTTGCTAAGGTTCTATCTCTCATGATTTATCTTCCCTGTGTTGAGTCTTTACCGAGCAAAACTACGGAGGTTCCGCAACCCCCCCTTCCCGAGTCCGTCAACGGAGAGCAGTTCATCATCGTCAGCCTGCTGTACGTCGAGGCTCGTCTCGTAGCCAGCGTTTTTCAGGTTTTCTGCTGTTTTCTCTCCGATGTAATCGACCTTTGACCAATCCCGACTTTCGAACTCGATAAGGTCGAGGTCTGAATCAGGTCGGTGTTCGAACTGTCCCGATTCAATGCAGGCATCGAAGTGAGTTCTGCGTTCTATCCGATGCCCGTTTTCTCCATTCCGCCGATTTGAATCATCGCGGAGTAGCACTATCTGTTCATCTATGTAGATGATCTGATAGAATGTCCCGTTCATTGTCTGTTCCCAAATCTGTGCAACTGCCGGTTCGACTTTCTCCGGTTTTGTCTGATTCATACGTGTTCTTGCCGTCCCTTCTTGTCCCACTTTTCCTCAACTTCCTCGGCTTCGATATTGCGATCAACAACATCAGCAACGTCTCTGATGTAGTTCATCACGGGATCGTTGTCCCGCTGCCACGGCTCTTCGTCCATTGATTCAAGCTTCGACACCAATTGGCGGGCCTCATCGGCTGTGTATGCCGCATCCTTACCGTCAGCTTTGATGATGACGGCGCGGTGATTATCTGTGATTCCAAGCGTTACTTCGTCTACGTTGCCGTTGATGATTGCATCAGAGACGTTGCTCTGGAGTTCAGATTCGTACATTACGTATTCTTACTTTCAATAGGTGTGTGTCCGCTGTTTTTCGATTTTGCCATCAGGGGTTGCGACACGGGTAACGCGGTCGAGACTGCACTTTTTGTCGTCGTCGTCGTTGCACCCTGTTTGGCTCTCGCTGATGATGACATCTTCGCCAGTCTTAGCAGCCTTTTTCAGTGCCTCTTGGTCGCGTTTCTTGGGAATCTGATGGTCGTCGGGAAGCAACTCGCTGGCCGTGTAGACTTCCCCCGTTTCGGCGTCGTCGGGCAACTCTCCGCAGAGTCGGACCTCCATACAGAGGTCTTTTTGGTCTTCCGTTAGGTTGTCGTAGTCCTGCTTGAGGATTGGCTTAGTTTCGTAGATGTCGGGGCCAGTCGTCTTCCCGAGCTTGAGGTGCTTCTCGACTTTGAAGGTGATCTCGTCCATATCATTACATTCAGCGCACCACGTATCAATCTTAGACATTGCTACATTACGCAGATGTTCTGTCTGGGGCTCGTTCATAGTTTACATTTTCAACGACGCCAGCCTGTGTCAGTGCGTACTTGATGGCCCCGTCTTTCGTTAGCATCCAGTCTCCCTGTACCAGTTTATCTTCTGTTGAGGTCACTTGCCAATCGCCAGTATGAACGTCATGGTAACACTCGTAGTCGGCGTCAGCAGTAGTGACCACGACAAGGCCGCCGGTGGGTTCGATGATTCTTGTTTCTTTCATTGTTTTTCGTGTTCGATTTCTTCGTCTGATCTGTTGTACCAAGGAACGTAGCCACTTTCCCCTTGCTTGACCTTCTCAAGCCGGTGGGTGGAGACTATTTCTGATCCTTTTCCGCCAGTGTCGAAGCTAACAACCAGTTTACCCGGTCGAGCTTCCGTGACGGTCCCGTGTCCGAACTCTGGATGTCGAACGCGGTCCCCTTCTTCGAAGTTACTTGTCATTGTCTTCCTTGGCTCCGTCCAACAGAAACTCTGCGAGGGCTACGGCTTCCTCGTCGGTGAGGTAGTGATTTCGGAAGTTTGGACACTCCAGCACCACTCCGCTATCGCCGTCCTCGTAGAACCGCTTGACATTGAATCCGACGACGTGCTGAGGGTGGCCCTGTTGGTTGTCTTTTCCCTCAATGGCATCACGGGGCTGCTGACTTTCGTCATGCTCTCCCGCGAATTTGATTACCCGACAATCTACGATGGTGCAGTACATTCCGCTTCCATCTTTTATCAGGTCATTTCCTGTTGTCCCACAGTTGGGGCACACCGGGGGGTCGTCAGTCATGGCTTGTGGTACTCTTCGTTGTCAGTGTCCTCACCCACTGACCGATTTTTACACGATGGACACCAGCACGAAAACTGACCACCAATCGTCATTATTCCAGTTCCACGGCAGGTGTTACACTGGCTGGTATCGTCTGAGTTACTCATCGGGACCACGCTCCTTGCCCGAGTTAACTGAGCGTTTTTCGTCAGAGACATCCTCTAACTCTCCTTTATCAGTCTCTCTCCAATATTTTGGCCCATTGAAACACTTATAGAGTCCTTGATACTCACCATCTTCAGCTACAGCGTGGAGTTGACGCCCGCAATCAGGGCACTTTAGCGTGTTATCACTCATGCTTTCACCGCCACGAGACCGTACCGCCAGTTGATCCAGAACAGTGCAAAGACTGTGCCCATGAACAGGCAAGCAATACCGCCAGCAGCCAGCATAGCATTGCTTACCGTCTCACCATCTATGTTATATAGGAACAGGAACGACCCCCACAGCATCCAAGCAACCCAACCGAGGGCGCTTACGATGATCGGTGGAATTTCGATGTACGCCATCATTATTCATTCTCCGTTTTATCACTGGCCGCGTACAGTGGTTGAAGATTTTTAATTTCCATAGTGTTAATGGTGCAGAAGCTTTCTCTTGGGTCGCTGAACTGGACCGTTTTGTGCCAGTCAGCGCCATCTACCTTTGGGCGATACTCAAAGGCCCATGCAAGGGGCGTTCCTTCCTGAGTCATGGCTCGTAGTCCTCCGATGCGACCCGTGGATCGATGTCAAACCCCCGGTCTATGAGAGCCTGTTCGGCGTGTTTTACGATAAGCGCCTGTGTCTGTTCGTGAGCATGGTCGCTCATCTGTCCTTTAGCATACCTGTACGCCCCTTCTCCGTCAGCATGGAACACAAGTTCGGTGTCGTCCAACAAAGAGCCGGTTACACTACCTACGAATCGAATGGATTCACCAGGACGAATTGTTAGCTTGCCTTTTGCCCATGTTCCGTCAATGGTTGTTTCGTACTGAGTCATAGTTATTGTTGATTTCCCGTGGAGCCGTGGGCATCTTCAGGATTCGGATGGCTACTCCCGAACTGAGACTGTAACACAGGACACAACTCATTTAAATAAGAGTTGAGGATTATGATACAGCCTTTCGCCCATTACTAAGACTCGGATTCTGCAAACTTAAATCTTATCCTTCAAAGAGAATTTCTGGAAGCACCTCACGGTAGAAAGCCATGTGGCGAGCGTGTTCGCTTCGCTGCCAATCATAGATTGCCCATTGCAGTAGGAACGGCGGAAGGTTCAGCGGGTTCGGGAGCTTCGCAACTACTTTGCTGCACTGGTTCAGATAACCCCCCGCTGAGTTGAAGCTGAGGGAATTTCCTGTACGGTCCTCCAGTCCGGCGAAGTCAGCAACGTGCGAATCAATGCACATGAACTCGTAGCCACCGGACATTGAGAGTACGAAGCCACCCTTCCGGTAAGAAGTTCCTTTGAGTTTGTCAACAACGAGATCGAGGACTGTTTCGTGTCGCCCCTTCTCGAAGTGACACTGGACCGCCTCACCGAACTGATTCCAATCGACTGATCGGAACGTTTCTTCCATCCAGTCAGCTTTCTGGTTAGGATAGACCGTTTCCTTCGCAGCTTCTCGGATGTCCATACCCGAAGACCACTGGGTGAATCCTTTTTCGTGGCGTTCGAGGCCAGTCCTGATACTGAGAACGGCGAAAACGTATGCCTTCCTCAGAATTTCACCTGCTTTCTCGGGACTCCCCGAGAGCAACAATGTTCGTGTCTTTTCCACTCGACGCAACGCCGAAACGTAGTCTGGATAGTGATTCTGTATCCAGGGTTGTAACTCGGGGGTCATTTGTTCACCTCAGAATGGGGTAGCCGCTATTCTCGACAAGACCGAACCGATCAGGTAGGTACCACTACTGCATCTGGGTCCATCATCGCCCTCTGAATCAAGAACCGAGCCACTTCGAATCCGCTTCCATCTGGAGCTTCGAACCCTTCTGCATCGATGAAGCGGTTCGGTCCGTCAGCAAACCGTATCTCCGCCGCAGTTGGAGTGGAATTTAGTTCTGTGTTTGGACTCGATGAGGGCGCGGATGGTGAGACATGGGTCGAAGCCCGTGTCTCGTAGAACATATCAAGATGTGAGACTGTCATAGTTATTTATTCTCTCCAACTGACAGCTTCATAGAATCTTGACATGATAGCACCCATGTCTGTCGTATTATATTGTGCCCGTACTTTTTCTGGGTAGCTTTTTCCTTCAACCGTTTCGTCCGTTTCGACCGTCGTAGGGGTGTCGTTAGCACACATTTGTGATTAGGTTGCATCCCAAGCCCGCACCGCAGTCATGGGCAGCATCAGGGGAACGGCGACCATCTCGCTCCCGACGCCGGGAATCCCCGGCGTTTCGCCCGCTTCAAAAGACGCAACCTAACGAATACGAGTCTTTACCGCCGACTACTGGATCACAGCTTCGATGGCTTCCCGGTGGGAATCGATCACCGACTGGGTTTCCTGACCGATGGGGGCGCTGTTTGCGCCTCCCTCAACGTGCTGTCGGCGCTCGATGAACGCCCCCAGGTCTTCCCAAAGGCCAGCGGGAGCGATCTCTGATTCGGCTACGCTGCGCTGCACGGCGACCCGAGCGACAGCGGCAGCTACCGAGACGCCGTTCTCGTTGACTTCCCGGTAGATGTCCGTCACTACGTCGGCGTCCATCTCCAGCACCCCTTCGAACTCTTCTTGGTCGGAGAACATTGGGATGTTGAAGTAGTGGAAGAACTGAACCAGCATCCCCGCTTCGTTTGCTCCACAGTGGCAGTTCGCAACGAACTCCATTTGGTCAGCGAACTCGTCAGTGATGTTGAAGCCCTCGATCCCCGAACTGTTCACACTGTTCCGAATGTCGTGCTTGTTGGGGCCGTGACCGTGACTCAGCCCACAGTCAGGGTGGGAGCACTCGAAGTCGTTGATCGAAACGGACCCGACAAGCTCCTGGGCGTCTTCGAGAACGGCGACCATCTCCCCGTCCACCCCCTCATCGAGTTCGTCCATCGTGGCCCGAATTTGCCCACCCAACACATCGAGATCGTCGCCCGATGCCGTGCTGTGTTCGCCGTAGCCCCAGTCGAAGGTCTGCGACTGGAAGCTGTCGCTGTCTTGGTTGTCGTCCTCTTCGTCGTCGGTTTGGATGAAGTCGTAGTTGCTCATGGTGGTCTGAGAATCGTCGGCTGTTTCGTCGTCCTGTTCAACCTCCTTGACGTGGAGGTGATGGGAGCCAAACCCAACATCTTTGATGTGGTTCGCGGCCCCATATTCCGTTTCGTACCGGGCTATTTCATCCCCGTGTCGGTCAACTACTACGTAGTAGATCATGGTCGTGTCCCGCTACTTGTATCATTGCACCGCGAGAGGTGCTTAAATGTCCAAGAGGGAATCGAACCCTCTACGCCGACTTGGACAAAACCGCCTTTTCATCCTAAGACTCGGGATGTGAGAAGTTAAATCTTATGACTTACCGCCGATCTGGAGTATTTTCAACTGCCCACAGCGCCTTCGTGATGAACTCAACCTCACTGTTCGTGAGCCGTCGCTGTTCTCCGTCAATAGTGATCGACCGAGAAATTTCGCCATCTGGTTCGGAGACTGCCTGTTCGTAGGCCTTGTTCGACGTTCCGGTTCCGATCACTGACCCTGATCGATTCCGACTTTTGTGTTCGGAGTGATAGAACTCGCCTTCGTATGTCAGTAGGAGATGGCCGTTGATGAACCAGCCATTTTCTCGAACCGAAACATTGGAACCGATAAGGGGGTGGAAAGGGTCCAGCACTTCTTCACGGACCATCCCATCACGAACTTCTTCGTAGAGGTTCATGATCGGTTGTGGGTCTACCCGTCCTTCAGCTTCGTAGGCTTCCATCAGCGCATCTACGAGATCGGTCTTACGGTGCGCTCCGAGAACTAAATTCGGGACGCTTGGTGGATCGATGGTGTACTCCCTGGCATCGTTACCAGGGATAACCCGCAACACCCCCTTATCGGTTTCTTGTGTCCAGATTTCACTCCCTTCTTGGAGCAGATCGAACAAGCCATAGCCGAATAGTAGCTGGTTCAGATTGCTGGATTTCGTTTTCGTCGTTGTACTTCCGTCGTCGGTCAGTACCAGGAAATTGGTGTTATTTTCCTCAAGTATCTCCATTGTCTGTTTCCTCCAGTTCTGTGAGATCCATGTAATTGTCAGAATCGATTCGTTCGTGAGGGTTCGGTCCCCGATCAGTTGCCGGTGGTAGTGAGACTATTTTCATGGATCATTGTTTCGAACTGTTACATTAGGAACACATCTCTCGAAGCTCTTCGTTCTCGTAGTTCGATGGATCGATGCCCATGTCATGGAATGCCAAATACATCTGAGCCTTGAACTTGTCGCGGTTCGTCGGGATCATCTCGTAAATTTCACTGTCGTTGTCCCAGTTCGGGGTGTCAACCATGAGCTTGTACTTACTTTGGGACCCATCGAGAGTGCCCCACGTGATCGGTAATTCTTTTATACGATTTCTCCCCAACCGAAGACCTTCGATACTTCGGCGGGATATGTCCAACTGATGGATAGCCCAGTGTGCACGGCGCAGCACCTTCGGACCAGCTACAGCTAACAACATATCGGGCTTATCGGCATCGTCAACGTTGCCTCGGTCGTCGCCGTCCCAACCACCATCGTAGCCGTCGAGATGATCAGCCCAGTGTACTTGATCTCGAATATCTTCCAAGTAAAGGTTCCGAAGGTCTTCTTTCTCGTCCATTAGGAACCGAGCTTCATCTTTCTCGATGGGGCCACTCCGACAACGCCTCCGGTACAGAAGGACTACCATCCGATCATCCTCGACAAGCTTTTTCGGCGTCATTACCCCGTCAGTAGTGGCAATCAGCGCCGACCGTGACCACTCTTTGAACTCCTGGTACGTCATTACATTGTCATAGTGAGCCAACTGGTCGTACTCTTTCTTGTTCACCGAAGCGATGGCCGCGTACTTTGCCATTCCGTAGTGGTCGCTGATGTTCTCGTCAGCAGTTCTCGGGAACAGGACGAGTTTCTTTGAATTAGCACCGCTGAAGCTACTATAATTTTCCAGCCGTTCCTGAGCATCAGCAATGCTAAGTCGAAGGTCGATACTCGTGTTATCGGCACTGTTTCTAATTTTCAGTGCCCGATCCAGAACACTGTCAGGCTTTGATTGGTAGCTACTTCCCTTATTCACATGACGTTCGTGAATATTATCTGTAACATTGTAGTCATGGTCCTCGCCCTCATCGGGTTGGGTCACTGGGACTTCTTTTAGCACTTTGAAGCCGAAGTTTTCGGCGTAAGTGTCGTAGTTGCTGGCGGTGTTAATGACGACCACTTCGGGGTTATCGTATGTGTTTTCGATAACCCGGAACCTATCACTAAAGTTGCCACCAGTAGAAGCGGCCATGTAAATCGCGTCGGGATCGAGGCTTGACAAGATATAACCAATAGTCCTTTCTTCTCTCCCCCGTTTCCGATTGGAACTACCGGGTCCCTGATAGCAGTGTTCGAACTCATCGAACAGGCAAAACATTTTATCAATTTCACTATCAGTAAAGTCGGGGAACTCATCTCTGTCATTTAGAAAATTCCCAAACCTATTCCTTTGGTCAGTGGCGTGTCTTGGTCCATTCTCACTAATGGTCTTTCTGAACAGGTCCCAGTCACCCTTTTCGCCCCGAATCGCATCGCCGGGGTGGTCAGCATCCTTCATACGATCCGCAACATGAGATACCTGATTGATCTCTTCCGACTTGACGATCTTTTCAATATAATTGAAAAAGTCGTAGCTTTCGTCGGTTTTCTTCAGCCTGTCACGATCTCCAGTAGGCTGTGGCGATACAACGTCATCTTCGTGGAGATCGTCGAGTAGTTTTTCGTTCTGTCCTGTCTTGTAGACCTTGCCGTTATGGGAATGGTAGCCCCGATGAGGGCCTGCCACGATCCGGCCTTGTTCGTCGTGAATCTGGATCACGACATCGTACATCGTCGAGATGGACGCCTTCGTGTTTCGGTCAATCTCCATTGACACCAAATAGGTATTAGTATTGTCCGGTTCACGGAAGCTGGTTCGGGGACACACATCAGGGCCGGCAACTAAGCTGAACTCGCCGGGCCGTTCGATGACAATAGGCGGATCATCGAAGTCTTTAACGAAAACCGTTTCTTCGTATTCTTCTTCGACCGGCGTTGAACCAGCATCGTGTTCTCGATACAACACCGGAACGCGGAGCTTGTCGGTGTACTTTTCTATCCAATGCTGCATCTTGGACAGGTCGAACCCTTCACGAACGGGAATCTCGAAACGGGTTCCGTGGAACCCATCAGGGACTTCGCCATTAATTGCCGTTGCCCCTCCCCGGTATGAATATGCCTGATAACCTTCGTGGTTTCCGGGCCGGGGGGTTTTCGTCGTGACCTTCGCAGCACCGTCTTCTCCATGAGCCTTCTCGACGGAGTTAGAGCCGATTCCGAAGTTCCCCCCAGTTTCAGAATCCACACCAGAACCGGAGCTGAAGGGGGACTTGAACACTTCCCAAAATTCCCTGGGAGTCATTCCGATCCCGTTGTCTTCGGTAATGATTTTCCGCTCGTCAAGATACACGTCCCAAGTGATCGTCGGATCGTAGCCGAGGCTTCGGGCAGCCTCGATGATCTCGTTCATTGGGCGGGGTACTTCCATCGCTGCCGCATTGCCATCTACATCTTCGGGGTCTTCGACCGTCTCACCCGTTTCGGGGTCCATGAGGACGGTCTGAGTCAGCCAATCGTCGGGATACTCGTCACTTAGTGAAACGACCATCTTACAGCGCCGGATGCAGGCCGTTTCGTGATTCTGTAGCCACTCTCTTGGGAACGCTTCGTCGCCCTGGTAGATTTCTTCGGAAACGAACTCTCCACCACCGGAGATGTCCGTCTTCCGTGCCTTCTCTCCGGCATACTGGACCAGGGGATGATCTTCGCTTGCTGCATCGAAGTCACGAACAGTTGCGTTCCCAGTGTTATTGATAACCGGGGCTTCGCTCCAATCATCTTCTTGTACAATATCTGAGTCCTGTTCGACCGTTGCGAGTTTCTGTATTTTTTCACTCATTGTTGACGAGTTTGACCGCATCCTGCATCGTTGGATTCACCATTGCCGCAATGGTGCGCTGTGCGTTCCGAACTTCGCGCCGTTCCTCGAATGTGAGGTAATCAATTGGTTCATTCATGACTCAGGATTGCTTTAATGAGTCTTCACAGCATATTTTTTAATGCATGGAATCCACGACCGAGGAAGCCTCGGTTATCTTCCTCCTCCTCCAGCATTTCGATCCGTCGCTGTACTTCTCTCTTCCGGTAATGCCCCCCTGCCGGGCCACTCATGGGGTGCGCCTCGCCGGTTTGTTCATCGTCACTGTTCGCTTCGGTATCGATGAAGTCGTATGGTGTTTCTGTCATTTGTGAATTGCTGATTGGTGATCTTTGAATCGAGTATTTGCATCCTTTACATCTGTCCCGAAAACCACTTTTGAGCAATCAGGACATTTTCTTTGCTCAAATATATCTCCTTCAGCTTCAGTGATTAACTCACCAGCCTCTCGAAGCAGTTTTTCTTCTTCATCATCAGCCCATTCTTCGATGAGGTACTCGATTGTATTACTCGATGCCTCGAAGAATCTGGTTGGGTGAAGATCTGTCATAGTGCTTGTGTTGAATGGTGTCTATTATTGTGTTCTCGTAGCTTCTCTTCGGCAAACATTCCACTGAATGTAGCATCACAGTGGTTGCAGGATTCACTCATCGTGTATGCTATTTTGGATCACGGTTCATGTAGTCTTCAAGACAGGTTGGACAGTAATCGTTCCAAATGCCGCCAGGGAGGACAGATCTATGCCGATACGCTTCGCCGCAATTGTCACAGAACTCTGCTTCGCCGTCTCCAATGGGATTAGCAGCGTCACTCATCTTGTTCTCCGTTAGGTGGGAACTCCACAAAGTCCAGAATCCTCTTCGCTCGGTACTTCACTTCGTCAGGGATTTTGTGAATCGGCATTACTCCGTCTTTGAACTTTTCGTTATCCACTCCGGGCCGTCCGGTTCTTGCTTCCATAGTAATATAGTACCGGACTCCCGGAACCCCGCTACGCTCTGCCTGGTCATAGTAGGGTTCAGTCACGTAGAACTCAAATACCTCTTCGAGTTCGGTATAGTCGTTAAGGGGCCTCCGAACGTAGAAGGATACGCTGGCCCTTGGTCCATCGAGGGTGCTCTCCCCGAAGTGGGGGTCATCCGGGTTTGTTTCTTCGGCGGTGTCTTCACTTTTCATTAGTTCGCCTTCCGCTTCAACAGGATGAACCCCTCTTCGTGTTCTTTGTCGTACCTATCTTCGACCCATTCCCAGTCTTCTCGGAGGTTCCGAAGATAGTACACCCTGATCTCAGTCTTCATGGGCCGACGCATTATGATGCTGAAATCGGCGTATGATCCCATGTAGGGTGTAATCTCTGACACTCCATCTGATTTTTCGATAGTTCCGAAATTCTCTGGTAGTTCTTGGTTCATTTTTGTTTCCCCGTTAGGTTGCGTCCCATTCTGGGGCCATGGGCATCATCCGACCCCAAACCGATAAGGGGCCTTCGCGGGATCGGCGGCCAGCTCGATCCGAGGCTCCAAGCAAGAGCCTTTCGCCCATTCTAAGACTTAATCCCTGGAATAATAAGTCTTTGCCTTCGTTCTAAAGTTCCTTCGAGTAGAGGTCAGCGCCACAGCACTTCGAGATTTTACTTGTCTTTTCCGGGTTTCGGGTCATTTTACATTCCTGAAAGCGTCCAGTGACCATATCGTCACACTCTGAGCAGAAAATCCCGTATTTGTGTACATGGAACTGACTACAATGCCGTGGGGCATCAACTTCGTCAGCCATGAGACGGAAATCGGGGCCGTGACCCCCACTTCCCGTTTGTTGGTATTGCTTGATGTGAATAAGTTCGTGCCGAATTGTTTCCTCGAATTGCCGCCCCCATCCCCATTTTTGGTATGCTTTCCAAGCAAATCGCATGAAGAACTGCGTCGGGGCGTTTTGTGATTTGCCAGCCTTTCCAGCAGCGCGCTTCAGCCTCTTTGAAACTTGGACCGTCACTGTTTCTAACTCCGCCTCATCGAATGTGTCGTAGGCTTCGACAGCCCACTCTGCATACTCTCTACAAGCCTCTTGTAGCTCTTTCGATGACATTTCATCACCGAAAGTCGGGGCTTCGTTTGATGTGTTTTCAGTGTCGTTACACTCGGCTTCGATGGTTTCGCTTAGGTCGATTCCCATTTTTCTAATACTTTCCCCCACCGAGCTCTTCGTTAGTCGCATCGTCAGGCTGATCGGGTTGCTGACTGACTCGCTCGAAGGCAGTTTCGATAGCAAGTGCCGAAGGTATGTGATCTGCTTTCCTTGCAATGTAAACCCAGTTCCCTAACACGTAGGCAGCTTTGCTATTATCTTCGGCAGCCCTCGATTCTGCCGCTTTGACCAGCTCATCGGTTCGGAGATCAAGGTTAGCCGTTACTTCTCTGAAGTCTATGACGAATGTTTTCCTATTACCGAGATCAATTTCGTTGGTGATTCGTTCACTCCAGGTTCCATGAAGGAACCCGTCCAGGTTAATGATGTTTGTCCGAAGCACTTCATCATATACCAGATTAGCTTTCGTTTTCACTGTCGCTTCGGTAGCTCTGGTGAACTGGTCGGTGTCGACCTTTTCTTGCATCCACCCTTCCATGTCGTACACGATTCTGCTGTCGAAGTTGTCGAAATCTGTCATTGGTTGTCACCGTAGTATTCTGCTTTGTTTTCGAGCCAATCGAAAATTTCCAAGACTGAGGCAGATTCCATAAGCATTGAACCGCCGAGAACATTACCGTCCTTCGACCGAACTCGGATTGAGTCGCCGCTTCGCTCTACTGTTAGTCCTCTGAAATCGAACTTCACTACGAAATCATCGAGAACGGCGGCGATCCTTCGCATTTCTTTCATTTCCTGTTCTTGATTCCGGTTCTTTGAGCTATAGTAATCTGAATGTGTCATTCAGAAGTCTCCAGTAGGGATTCCGAGGTGATCGAAGTTGTCGTCCCCCTCATCGTGTTGGTCATTCGGAGCGTCACCATCACTGGCATCAGGATAGCTCACTTCGCCATGTCGACGCGATAAGGTCGTCGCCGTTATTCCGCCCCGTTGAACTGTATCGACTTCGTACTGCCACGTTGAATTGTCACTCATCGTTGAGCATTGAGCCGTACTTCGTTTTGTCCCGCTTCGATTTCTTTTTCTTCTCTTCGATCTCTTCCAGCATCTCTTCCAGCATTTCTTCGTCCAGGTGGTCTCTCAGATTCATACGTCATTCCTCTCTACGAGGTCCCAAGCCGGGGCCATCTCTGAATAGGGATCAGAGTCAGCAATGGCGGGGTCTTCGCCACCGAAGTCGGTGTTACTGGAAAATTCGGGAATCACCTCGAACTCCGGATCGTCGCTGTCTCTGTCGTCAAGCGGTTCGTTTCGGTATCCTTCGCTGCTGTGGTATCCTGGCATTTGTACGTCCTCCGTTCTGCACTGCACTGCACCGCAAGAGTCCGGTCAGTCTCGAACCGAAGGGGGCACTACCCCGCCGGACCTATGACTCAAGATAGCTATTCCAAGTCTTTATGTTTTTCGACTACAGACTTCGCCGCTACAGAGCAGCGATCTGCTGCTTCGCATCGTTGAGATCTTCGGCTCGGCCCGACTCGATGAGGGTCGTCATGAGTTCTTTGTCGGCTTCGGTCCACTCCGACTCTTCACTGTCGTCGCTGTCTTCGGTGGCTTCGCTCTCTTCTCCGCTCTGAAGAGCGTTCCGCCGCTGTTCGATCCGTTCGATGGCGGAGCTACGGTGGGGGCCTTCCTGTTCGGCCCGAAGCATTGTCTGAATGGTCCGGAGCGAATCGATGTTAGAAACGTGAAGCTGCTCCGGGGAACCGTTGTCACCCCGAAGGGCCTTCGTCCTAACTTCCGTTACCTTTTCCGGGTTTGCTGCGAGGTTGAAGTCGGCGTAGTCAGTTTCAGAAGAGGTGTTGTCTTCGGCATCGACGGCCTCATCGGTTTCGTCAGAAGGACCGAGGCTCGGTGTCCCCTGAAGGTCGCCGTCCTCTGGACAGTAGGTGATTTCATCGAAGTCGATACTGTCTATCGCTTTCAGGAACTTCTGAACCTCGTTGCCATCTTCGACAACGATGGGAAGCCGTTCCCCGTTGATTCGAGGCAGGACAGGACCCCGGTCCAAAGAACCGTAGTTGTCCATGTCGAGTCCTTCGCTACCCTCCATGTTGGGGTCTTCCAGTTCCTCGATCTCTTCGTCGGAGAGGGTTTCGTGGTCGAAGGCTGGGAGGTCGCTGTAGACATCGAGGTAGGGAACGTGGTCTACGGCGTCGTTGTCGTAGATCGAAGGGGGGGTGTGGTCGGAGTTCCACCCCATGCCGTAGCCTTCGTTCTTCTCTCCCTGGATGGCACCGAAGGTGCCTTTCGTCAGAAGCCACAGGAGGTTGAGCTTCTGCTGCTTGGCAAGCTCCGCGCCGTCACAGAAGTCTTCGATACTTCCAGCTTCTTCGAGGTCTTCGAGGCTGTCACCCCAGGAGAGGTGCTGCGTCACTCTGTCGTAACCGTAGATGTCTTCGGTGACTCCGGTACAGAGCGATCCCCCTTCGGAGAAGAGGAAGTATCCCTCTGTTCCTTCGTTCGGCTCGAACGGAATCTCTGATTCCGAGGTGTCGCTGCCGCCGCTGCTGTCGGCGGTGGCTTCGGTTTCGGTACTCTGCTCTGCGGCAAGGGTCTGGCTCAGATCCATTGGTCCAAAGGTGCTGCTCACTAAGTAGAGCAGCGTCACCCCCCTCATAGGGTTCCCCGGAGGGGATCGGGGGCCGGGGGCCGAAGGGTCGATCCCTCCGAACCCTAACCGGCAAAGCTGTCTCTCGGCTTTGACCAGTTGCGTGACTTCATCGCCGTAAGAGGCTGAAGCTATCTCTTGGCTTCTCGTTCGCTATTCCTCCCTTTGCTTCGGAAGGAACCGTAGTGAAATAGCCTCCGTTCCGCCAGTCGTCTTAGGTCGTATTGGTGTCAGTGGCTAACTCCCTTCATCGGGAGGATTCTTGATCCTACGACCATTGCCCGAACTCCACTTTAGGCCGGAACTCCTCTCGGAACCTTCTCCCAAAGCTTCAGCGTCCGGTTTCCCGTGGCTGTTTTTGGCTCTGTCACGGTGCCATCTTCGACTCTCTGAGTCGTTCGGTCTTCGTCGGCTTGATTCCGTAGTAAAGAAGAGTCAGCTTCACTCGGAATGCCATCTGGTCCCTTCGGGGGTTCTAATAAATCCCTCCGAAGTTTATACCGCCTCCCCTTTCGGTGGAGGGAAGGCTGGCGGTCCCCTTACGGGGCCAAAGAGTCTTACTTTGCAGTTCGAGTCTTCGACTCCTTGAGGTCCATAATGGGGCTGTCTATGAGCTACCGCTCATGGCTCCCGCGATTCCCTGAAGCTTCTCTGCTTTCGTCCCTTCATACCCTTTCGAGATTACCGATCACCTCTCCGGGCCGAGATTGGGATTCACTTCAAGGCCTTCTTCCGAAGACCGCGACATGAACTTGCTTAACACGAAGGGATTTGGGTCGAACTCGACCCCCTCACTTCGGGGGAGAAGCCCCAGGGGTCTTTAGATATTCGGCGGCGACTGGCACGCCATCCCCGGAAGGGGATGTACATTGTCACCGTCCCGCTTGAGTCCTTCTTAACATTAGCGAGGTCCCAAAGGGACCAGCCTTGGTCCGAAGGCACGTCCATTTATCCTTCGAGGCTACGGGTAGAAGCCCGAACACCCCGAAGGGCGTATCGTGCAAGGGCCAAAGGCCCTGAAACCTCCCACCTTTGCCTTTATACGGGCAAGGGGGACCACCTCGGCGTCCCACACAGTACCGCGCGTGGGGCCGAGGAGGTCAAGCTCCCCGTGCGGGAGCGAGGTGTCTCTGAGTTTTTTCCACTAACACTTATATCTGTCGATATAGAAATCCGGCTGCCGTCTTGCGATTTTTCTCCTACGATAACCACAGGTAATTTAATTTTTCTCTGACTATACTCGTAATTTTCTCTAATATCTGACTTAAACTCTCAGTATCGAAAACTGGCAATAGAAGACTTGAGACTGCTCAAACCTTGCGGTACACCTTGCGCGTATGTGATCTGGTTTCGCTCCAAGCAAACGCTGCCGGTTTCTCTTGGTATGACTCTGTTATATTACTCAGTGGTAGCCACCCAAAACGGGGGGCACCCTTATAGGGTAGACCCGAGGGTGGTGGGGGTATTACTTGAACCAAAAAAAAAAGCCAACCCCAATCCCCGTTAGGGGACCGAAGTTGGCTTACGACTCAATCCTTACGGGTTAAGTCTTTGCTACGTTCGGATCTCGTAGGCCGATTCAACTATGCACTCTTCAATTCCCACTACGACCCTAAACGTCGAGTTTAGCCAATCGTAATGGATCACGGCATCATGTTTCCCGTTGTCGTTTTGGTCTACTTCGACCACGTCACCATCTTCGATAGCCTCACCAATGATGTCGTAGTCGATCATTCGTCGCTCTTTCTTTCGCTGGAAGACGTGATTCGATGGTCTGTAGTCCGAAGGGTTCCTTGATATGTCGAAGGTTTGTTCGAGGTCCGTCATTCGCCTCCTCCCATCAAGGCCCCCTTTGCCTCTTGGATGCGGTCCTCTGCTGCAATCCTCATAGCTAACGGGGGTTCACCGTCTTCGCAAGCCTCCCGTAGCATGAAGTCCAGCGCCAGCTCTTCGACCGAAATTGCCATGTAGTGCTCGTACCAGTCTTCGAGTTCTTCGGCCCTGTTGTCATGGGGGCCGTTCCCTTCGGGCTCCTTGTCCAGCGCCTCGATGGTCGCTTTGCCCTTTTCGAGATCCGTCATAGCCATCGCCCCTCGACCGCTTCGATTGCCTCCCGAACCTCCTGGTCGGTGGAACCCTTCGGCCCTTTCCGAGCCTCACTGTGGAACTCGATAAGGGCGGGGGTTTCGCTGTCGATCAGGGAGCAGCCTTCAAACTGGCCTTTGGGGACCTTGAACAGCTCTCCCAGTTTTGCCTCATCTTTGGTCGGCAGGTCCGGCAAGCTCTGCCGAAGCCGTTCGGCTTCGTCGTCTCGGATCGTCGGCCCCTCGGGTTCCGTCTCTGGAAGCTCTTCGAGCCTCTGTTTCCACCCTTTTGAGGTGCCAGCTTCGTTGTTGGTGGTTTCGCACTGTGCAACGTCTTCGACGTTGGTTTCGTCGGACATTGGTAGGTTGTGTCGTCCTGCATCGCTTCGGGTAATTCCGCTCCGGTCCGGTGCCTTACCGTCACCACCGAAGGTGGTCATCGGCAGATGCCTCATGATTCAACCCCAGAGGGGTTGAGTCTTTGCGACCTTACACCTTCTGGACCGCTTCTTTGAGGTCCATGTCCTCGTTCTCCGACACCAGGTCGCGTGCGGCCCGCTTCTGACCTTCGGTCAGATCCTCATAGCTCACTTCGATTGCCGCCGTCGATTTCTTCGGGGGATCGATCCGGTCCACGTCGGTGTCCTCGTGATCGTAGCAGCGATCTGACCCCTTGTTTGCCCCGTAGGGGCAGTTTTCGACTTCACAGCAGCCATTGTATTTCCGATACCGCTGGACGGTGGCCGCCTCATCGGGTTTGACACCCAGTTCGATCAATTCCTCCTGAGAGGGGACCCCGGATTCGGGGTCGTCCTCGTCGGACCCCGTACTGCCTGATTCGTCGCCTCTGAGAGCCTCTGCCAGCGTGTCTCCCTTGCTGTCGGGAAGGCTCTTCCGCTGTTCCTTGCTGATTGCCTTCTGAAGTCCGTTGTAGCCCATCCAGCGGCCTTCTACCTTCCATTTCGTCCTTCCCTCGTCTGTCGTTCGCTTTTGGCCGTTTCCGGACCCCCCGGATGCGGGGGTGTCTGCCTCGCCGGCCTTATCGGGTTCGTCTTCGGAATCCTGGCCGTCCGATTCAGTGCCGGAGGCTGCCGTTTTCAGGGTTTCTGCGAGGTTTTCCCCGGAAGTGTCGTCGGGGTACGGAATCTCCAGATTGCCGACCATCTTCTGAAGTTCGTTGTAGGAGAGGTAGCGCCCCTCTACCTGCCATTCAGTCCTGTCTTCAACAGTCCTGGTGGGGATTCCGTCAGTGCCACCCGCATCCGGGTGGTGGTCGTCGTCGTCCGCTTCCGCGCCTGCGGGGTCTTCACGGGGATTCGGGTCCGGGTGTTCCGGGTGATCGACCCAATCCTGGGACCCCGTTTCGTCCGCATCAGTTTCCTGATAGGTGGGCGCGTCCTTAATTCCTGCAACGTTTAGCGTCACGTTGTACGAACCGTCGTCACAGGCTTCAACTCCCCTGATTTCGACAGTCTCGAACCGCGTAGTTGCCGCACTATCCGCCGCCGTCGCAACGTTCGGGATTTCCGACATTGCATACTTTCCAACTGGATTCACACATATAAACCTGGCGGGGCCCTATACGGGTACAATCAGGGACGTTTACGCAGGTTCGCAACCGCGACCCGTATACAGATTGCACGCACGAATGACGGGGCCAAACGGGGGTGAAACGGGGGTGTATACATGAAGAATCATGACATACATGACTGCGTTGTACGCCCGGGTAGTGAAACGGGTACGGATTAGGTACGCCTAAAGTACGGGAACACACCCGTCATAGCGGCTGTACCTACAGATGTGTGGCTGCGGCGGTGTGTGTAAAACGTACAGTAGAGTTACCAAAACCGCCAATTTCTGGGGGCACACCCCGTTTCAGAGAACGGAAAGCATGAACGATACCTGAAGGGGCCGAAACCGGACATTTTTGCCCATTTTAGGTGTTTTTACGACGTTTTAGCCGAGTTTAATTTACCGAGAGGGGCCTTCAGAACGGTAAAATCTCCAGAACTCGGGATTTTGTCACTAAATCGGGATGCCACAGATCCAAACTGGGCCGTTGAGGGTACTGAAAGGGCCAGTAACGGGGAGAACGGGGGACAAACCCGATGAGGGGGCGGTCAGGGAGGATTGTCAGTGTGTGTCGGAGTCCCATGGGTGCCAGGATTCCACTTGGAACATGGTCAGATCGGCTCTCAGTATTTGATTAGTAACCCACATCGCATGATAGTGCCGTCTCAGCCTGATTTTCGCGCCCCGAACGCCAAATAGAGGTCGGGGGGTGTCTTACAGCTCCACCTGAATTTTAAAATTTCTCGATTTTGCCCCACTTTTAAGGCCGCCACCCCGACTTATCGGGTCAAATCTGCGCGCGAGAAATTTTGATCCGATAATTGCCGATTTGAGAGCGAAAATTACGAAACTATCGGCAATATTCTCCGCATTATGGCAAATATTGCCGGTTAATATATCAGATGCCGTAACATAGTCGGGGCGTGTATATAAGTGCGTGTGCTTTCATTGTAGTGCCGGGGAGGTCACTTAGACTGCCCCAGTTTAGTTTTGCCCGTTCTGGTTGTTGTTTCCCCAACTGTTTTCTTTTAATTGGGGGTCTTTTTGATCTCGCAATTCAGGATGGGTATTTTCCATTATTCTATTCAGTTTGTTGTTGGGTTAGTATATCTGAACCAGAACATCTAAACCACTATGCCGGACTTATCGAGTTTTTAAATCTACTTAGAATACGTATTTAGAGTAGAAACTGAACCGTTTCGGTCATCAATGGTCGTCAATGGTCGCCGTAATAGGCCATATACAATATAATATATACTATAATGGCAGCAGGTGAGATCACAGGGGCGTCCCCGGAAGAAGTGGAGGATATAAGTGAGGCGCATTTAGAGACTCCACTTTATAACGAGCACGAAATCCCCTTCGAAACTGCTTATTGTCTTCAGAAAATTGGAAAGCAGCCAGACGAGTACGATGGACCGCAGCGGTACTGCAAGCGTCGGGCTGCGAAGAAGGACGAGGCAGATTACGACTGTGGCGAATTCGATAAGGGGGCCTATGCGGCGTGTTGCAAAGTACACGGCGGCGATGTAGAAAAACAGGGGCGGCAAAATCAGGATAATCTGGAGAACCCCAGAACTGTTAACATTACCCACGGAACTGATGCGGAAGATAAACATTTAATTATGGACTTTGATGACCAAGAGCAGGAGTTGTACGATAAGATTATGGAGAAGTGGCCGGAGATCTATGATTGGCCCGATCAGTCTGAGGACCCGGCTCGGTATCGTATTCTCCGACGTGTCGCTGTAAACGAAGTTCGTTCGCTCCGGCAAGAAGATTACCTGGATGACCACGAAGTTCACATCAAAGAAATTCCGACCGAAAACGGCGTCCAGACTGAAGAAGTCGAGAACCCGTTGGCGCGAGAGTATCGCCTTTTGATGTCTGAGATCACGAATCAGATGCGTGAGCTTGGCCTAACGCCGAAGGAGCGACAGAAGATGGATACGCTTTCTTCTGAGGCTGACAAGGCTGATGTGCTTTCTGACGTGGCCCAGAACGCGCTGAACAGCGAAGACGGAGAATATGATCCGGAACGGTTCGATGAATGATTCGTCCTTTTGCCCCCGCACGAGCCGCTTTTCAGCCAGTTATTCACTGGTAGAAAACGCCGAAGTAGTCACACACGAAGCAGATGAAGCCGTGATGGACTACGAAATGTACGATAAGTTGGCGCGGAGCTTTCCCGACCCCCTTATCGCGTTCGTCGACGGGCTACATTACCAAGTGAAAAAGATAACACAGATTCCGGCAGGGACCGTTGCGGTTCCGGGTCGAAACCATGATAATCCAAAAACGCTTCTCATTCAACTATGACAACCGTGACCAAGTATTCTGATTTTGAAATTAATGAAGATGGAAAACTCGTGCCGCGAGAAGATGAAGAGGTTGACTTTGAAGAAAACCTAACTTTTGATGGTTAATAATCAACTAAAAGTGAAACTGGAGTACACTGATGGTTTTCGAGAAGGATTCCTTCAAGGCTTCATGGCAGCCACGGCCCAGAAGTACGGGGATTGTGGTGTAGAAGACTGTCCAAAAGAGCCGGGCAGTCCCGGCCCTTGTGACCACGACGACTGTGGTCGAAGGGACTGAGTGATGTGGACCATCCGGATCAGCCGGTTGGCATTTCTTATTCGTTAGCTGGTGACATTGTAGACAAACCAGATAGCGTTATTTCGATTGTAGTAAAGGACCAGGAGGGAGCGGCTGCTGGTGTTTTAGAAAAGTGGGAAAGCGAAGCGTGGATTTACGCTGAAGCGGAGTCGCTTCGAGAAATCAACCAATAGCGGATAAGAATGCCTATAAGCCGGTGACGGCGAGGGGCGTAAAACGGAACTCAAAAGGGAGGTGAACTTCATGGCAATTGATATTAACCAGCTTGCGCTGCTCGGTGTTGGGGGCGTTCTGACTGTAATGATCCTGGCGGTTCTCGCTCAGGTTGGTCTGTCGTACCTTGCACAGCGCAATCTGAATGACCAGCTTAGTCTTGGTATTCAGGGCATCGTCGGCACGAACAACCTTCGCACTATCGACAACCAGATGGACGACAACGTTCGGGTTGTCGTCGGTGGCGATGAGGACAGTAGCGGTCAGAGCGGTGGCGGTCAGTAGCGGCTTTCCAACTTCGTTTTTACCATAAGGCAATTAATCATAATAACGATAATTTTTAATGGATAAGCTCGCTGATGCGGTTGCTGATAATAGCAATCAGGACAAAAATGCCCTACTTCGGCGGTGGGAAGCCTCTCCTGAGAAAATTTCTCAAGATGTCTTCCGGACCCGAAACATGGAAACCGGGGAAATGGAAGATCTGGAACTTTTCTACCCGTATCAGCCTAAGCTGCTCCATGCGTATTTCTACGGCGACGACTCGATCATTAACGTCTACAAGGGGCGACGGATCGGTGTCTCGTTTATTTTCTGTGTTGCAATAGCGATTGATGCTTTTACGACACCAGAAGCGAACTTTGCGATTGTTTCGCGGACCAAAGGACAGTCAGAAGAGCGAATTTCCGATATTCGGGCGCTGCTGAAGTCTTCAAAGTTTGTCACGGAGCCGGTCGAGGATTGGCTGGAAAAAGACAACAATGGCAAGTTAATTTTTCCGAACGGCGCAACTATCAGAGCGTTTTCAGGCGATCCTAAGTCTGCTCGTGGAATGGATTCCGCAAAGACAGTTTTTGTGGACGAAATGGCGTGGCTGAAGGATCAAAAAGCCACGATGCAGGCGTATATGCCTTTCATCAACCTGGGTAGCCACCGCCAGATGCTCCAGGTGTCAACGCCGAGGGCAAGCAATGATACGTTCATTTCTACGAACCAGAAAGGTAGTCCTCGTGGAACTGACGGTGTTATTGCTATCAAACAGCCGAGTTTCAAGAACCCAGAAGAGATCGACATTGAACGGTCGCTTCTTGAACAAGATGTTGAGCCGGTTCGGCCCGACATGGACGTTCGTTCGGTCGAAGTCGAGCGCGCTCAAGACCCCCAAGGGTTCGCACAGGAGTATCTGTGCAGACCGATAGCTGACGAGTATCGGTTCTTTACTTCTGATGGGATCAGAAAAGCTGTTGAGCGCGGCGCAGCGCGCGTTGATCCGGCCCGAGGCCCAGTGGGCAAGGCCACCGGAGAAAAGGCGTACTGGCACCCTGCTACGCACGCTCGACTCGGTGGCGATATGATTATGGGCGTGGACATCGGGGTTGACCGAGACGATACGGCAATTGCGGTGTTTGAGCACGTCAATGGTCGGCGTTATCTCCGCTTCCATACTTGTCTAAGCATTCAGGATCTCGCCGCTGTGGGGATCAACACGCACAGAGTCGATGATCCTTCTACTGTAGCTCGCTACATCCACCGTGTTGTGAACAACATGGGGGTTGATCGGGTCTATCTCGATAAGACCGGCCCCGGTAAGGGTTTCCAGAAAGAAGTTGAAAAGCGCCTTGGACGCAAAGCGTTCGGGTTCAACTTCTCTGACAAAGACGAAGTGAAGCGGATGATGGGCGACTTCAACTACGCCCTCCACAACGATCTCATTACGTTGGTTCCAGACGAGAACGACAAAATTACAGACCAGCTTGAGGCAGTTGTCAAAGAACAACGTCACGAAACGTCGAAGCCACGGTTTAGCGGAAAGGATCACGCTCCGGACGGAAAAGACGACTTGGCAATGGCGCTTGTTCTCGGTGCTTATCCGCCAAACTACGACGAAGAGCGCGAAATAGAACCACACCAGCGAGAGAACGTTTCCGGCTATGAAAACCAAGAGCCGGAAACGGTCGAAGGATCTGAAGCGACTGGATTCAAAGAAATGTTGAGCGGTGGCAGCGTATCTCGTGAGGACACGAGGCCGAGCAATCAAGTACAAGAATCGGCGTTTGGGATAAGCTCAGATGCAGGAAAATCGAAGCGATACAAAAGAAGACACCCCAGATAATGTCAACTAAAAAATCTAACTTTGTCGAACCGCAGATTCCCGAAGGGGAAAATGCAGAGTTCTATGCCGACTCTCCAAAGGGTGTTATTCGTAAAGATTCCAGCGGTGCTGGGACTTCTGTTGGTGGCGATAGAGCCGCTTCAGCTCCCAAAGAGAAAATCCAGGAACATCGGGATATAGCCTACACCGATCCCCACGTCAAAGAGGGCATCATGACCCTCATCGATTGGACCGTTGGGGACGGATTCAACATCGCGCCGCAAAATTTTGATTCGGCAATGGAATCTGGAGTAGCAGGAGATGCCGCTGAGGTTGCCGCAGAGGGACAGAGTTCTTCTGAGGGTGATGGGTCGCGTGCGACAAAGCTCAGTCGTCTGCTGGAGAACTCGACGTTTTGGCCGGTGTTCAACGATTGGGTCCGATACGCAATGATCGACGGCCACGCTTTTATGGAACTGGTCGTTGAGGACGAAACTTTCAAGCCGAAACTGCTTCCGACAAAGAAGATGCAGCGGAAGGAAGATAAGTTTGGCAATTTAGAATTTTACAAACTCGAAACCCCCGAGGGTGGCGGTGGCGGTAGCCTCGAAGGGGATGATGACATTAAATACGAACCGCACGAAGTCGCAGAACTCTATTTTTCAAAACAACCAACTGAAGACTTTGGGCGATCACTGATCGAACCGATTGCGGAGCCTGCTGATATGCTCCGTGATATGGAGATCGACTATGCCCGGTTCATCGCAACTAAGGCATACCCGCCGATTCTTTGGAAACTCGGGAATGAGGACAGTAATTGGACTGAAGACCAGATCACTGCCTGGATGGATAACGTCCAGAGCATCGAGCCCGATTCGATGCTTGCGGCCCCGCACGACGTGGACACTGAACTTGTTGGTGCTACTTCTACGTCAAGCACTTCGGGAGCAATGCGGCTCGAAAAAACGTTCAAACACTTCGAGAACCGGGTCGTAACTGGTCTTGGTGTCCCTCGTGTGCTGATGAACATGGAAATTTCGGGGCAGGGAGAAGCAACGGCTGCAATGCCTTCGTTCAAGCGCCGGACCAGTCGGCTTCAGAACCGCATCAAGTCTGTGGTCGAGCAGCAGATTCTCCGGAGTCTACTAAATGAAAGCGCAAAACTGGAAGACTTCGACGGTGTGGTTCCAGAATTCCAGTTTGGCGAACACAGCTCCGCAGAAAAGCGGCTGGAAATCGACAAACTGCTGAACCTGTTCAACAACGGGCTGCTTACACCTGATGCGTTTGCAGAGCGGGCTGGAATTGACCCCAATGAGGTGCCGGACATCTGGGATAGTGGCGATCACATGGAGACGTTGCTTACCCTTTCGGGTGTTGGTGATAACATTCAGAACCCCAATGGCGGAAGTCCGACCGATACAGAAGGTGGGGCAGATTCCGCTGGTGGAGAAGTTACGTCACGCCAAGACCCCGGCGCTGATTCGAGCAATGGCCGGAACAAGAAATCAATAACGGAGGAAGAACGGTGACGTAACATGAATGAAGACGAACAAGAACAACTTTCAGACATACATAGAGAAGTTCAGGGGTCCCATGCTCAGTTAGGTAAAATCAACGAGCGCACACGGAACATAGAACGGCAGTTATCGGAAATTTCCAACGATGTCAGCGAAAACGAAAACGACATTAATGATCTCCAGAGTTCTGTGAAGCGCAATACTACAGTAATTAACGCTGTGACGGTTGGCCTTAGTGGTGTTGTGCTGTGGACAGCAGACAAGATTTCCAAAATAAACCCATTCTAATTATTTATGCAACTCAACATTAACGAACGCCTTGCGTTCAGTGCTTCGACACCCGATGAGGGGGTCGATTTCTATCATCAAGAATTTAAAAACAGGGTCGGCACTGGATTCAACAAACATGGGGTTCGTGAAAACTACGACGAAGAAGGAAATCTCGAAAGTGTTGATGTTATTTTTGGAGCAATGGAACCGGGACCGCCAAAAGATCGTAACGGCGTCCGTATTACTCCTGAATTTTTGAATAACGTTGCTTCCAAGGATTACAGACCAAATCCGCCCCACCTCAAGGACCACAACGGCCAGGATACGTTTGCCCGCATTGGTGAAGTTCAGGAGGCGTGGTTTTCAGAGCGGTTAGAAAAACTTATGCTGATGACCCGGACGCCGAACATCGAAGGGTCAACAAATCACCAAGAGGCAGTTGCGCGCTACACCCATGATCCGCCTGCAATCCGAGATGGATCACTTGGGTTTGGCAAAAACTACGAAGTAAAGCGGAACGACGATGGTGAACCAGAAATGGTTAATGGAAAGTTCCGCGAGTTTTCGACTACGAACTTTCCTGGCGGCTACGATGAGGGTGGCGTCAACGCTGCTTTCGCAGAAGCCGTTGAGGAAGCACAAGCTGAGTTCAATGACCCGGCGGGAGAAGAAAATAAGCCCGGCGAGAACTCGGTGACGGAAGGCTTTGCGGTTGCGACAGAAACAATTAAATTCTGATATGGATCTCGAATTTAACAAAGTTACTTACGACGGCGAACTTGCTGACTTTTCCGAAGAAGAGCTTCGGGAACTGATTAGCGAGTTCGAAACTGCACAGGAGTCCAACGTCGCTGAGTTCGAACAGGCGGCAGAGGCAATTGACGACGTTGACGAAAGCACTATCGAAGAGTTCGAGGAGGCGCGCGAGGCCCTCATCGACGAGATCGTTGAAGCTGAAACGTTCGATGAAGTTCCACTAACTGAGGAGAACCTGGCTGACGAAGATTTCAGCGATCTCCGCGATTGGCAGGACTTCGTTCAGGATCAGTCCGAGGCTGACGAGGAAGACGGCAGCAATGAAGCCGACTTCGATGACATGGGGAAAAAGTCCCCAGTCAACCCGGACGAAGATGAGGCAGACTTCGCTGAAGAGGCTCTGAGCCACGTTCAGGGTCTTAACATCTAAAACTGCCATTTTTAAGTAATTAATGACGGATTTTAACATTGCGACTGGTGAAGAACAGCCCCTTAACCGGACTGGTATCGATAACGTCCAGGTGACGGGAAAAAATCAGGGCGTCCCGGTCGGGATTGACCATACGGTTGACCCGCCGCAGCTTGTCGAGGCCGACGCCGCCGCTGACGCAAGCGATGACGGCTCGCAGCCGGTTCAGGCTATTGGTGTTCTGTTCCCGCGCGAAGTCATGCCTGCTGATCTCTCTAACGTCACGGACCACCCGTGGAGTGACGTTGAAGAGCAGGTCTACACGGAAGACCGCACCCTTACAGGGGACCGCGCTACTGTCGTCCGCTCGGGGATCGAAATGGTCAACGACGATGACGACACCAGCTTTGATCCTGGCGAGCCGGTCTATCTGGACGTTGGCGGTGGCTTCACGCAGACGGCGCCTTCGAATGCGGGTCAGGCCGTCCAGGCGCTCGGCGTTGCCTGTACCACGATGGACGATGGCGTTAACCCGCAGGACGTGAGCAAGGATCGGCTGTTCCTTGAGATCGACGCTCACTACGAGACGGCGTAAAGAGTCAAAACAGCTAATTTAATTTTTAATTTCAAATGGCACGCAGACATGAACTGCACACCGCTGACGGTGTGCCTATTGACGACCTTCTGGAAAAGGCCCGCGTCCTCTTTGACCGCTACAACGACGCTGAGAAGCCGTTCCGTGAGATGTTCGCGGATTCCGTTTCTGAGCAGACCTTTTACCAGGAAGCGGAACAGGACGATGTTTACTGGGACGAGCTTTCGGAGGGCGAGCAGCCCCGTGCAATGCGGCACGAAGGGGAAGACGGCAAGTGGATGACCATTCGCGGCACCACGTACTCGAAGTCTCTGGGAATGACCCAGAAGTACGTGCGCCGCACGCCTTCGGATGAGATCGTTCAGAAGTTCACGCGCCTGCTTGAAGGTGCGAAGAACACCGAGGAGCAGCTTATCTACAACACGCTCCAGAACGGCATCATCGACGGCTCGGGTGCCTGGTACGACATTCGTGACTACGGCGAATACTCGTTCACGAACAACCACGATCACGTTTTCGAGGACACCGATTCGCTCTTCGATGACGACGGTACGGACGACACCGCATACGAGGCTCACGAGCACATCGAGGAGGCCAAGCGCCACCTTACTCATCACGGGATGGAGGGGCCATTTGTGGGGCTTGTCTCGAACAGCTTCAAGCGCAGCCTTCGTGACGAGATCTCGTGGGACGCGCAGTACCACGTTCCAATGGCAAACGGTATGCGGTCCTCGGACGTTCAGGATCTCGACATCGTCATCGATGGCGTCTCCCTCATCGAATCGCCGTGGATGGCGGGCGACAAGTTCTACGTCACGCAGGCGTCGAACGACTCCCCGATCAAGTTCCTCGAAGAGCGCCCGGTTCAGGCCACGCGACCAAACGGTGCAGTTGTCCGGTCGCCGGGCGACCTTCTCGGTGCGAACGCCGAGGCCGACTACGGCTGCCGCATGGCCGACCCGCTCGCTGCTGTTGAAGTCACTGCGACCGAGGTCAAGTAAACTGGCCCATTGAGGCCGTCTGAGTGATTTATGGTTCTAAACGAAACTGAACTAAAGCAAGACGTGCGAGATATGACTGGCTATACGTCAGTCCAAGCTCTGTCTGACGACGGCCTCGACGTGGCATATCGCCGCGCCCAACTTCATATTCGGGTCGAAAAATCACTTGGCCCAGACTACGAATGGTTCGATTCTTCAAACCCGGAACGGGGGCAGGCATTGTTCTGGTGGACTTGTCTGTTTGCCAAAGTTCAGACTGGTGAGCTTGATTCTCAGGATGTTCAAGTTGGCGCTATCGACATGAACGCGCTGCTGGCGAAAGACAATAACTCTGTCACACAGTGGTTTCGGAGCGCACAGAAGTCTCTTGAGGCCCTTGAACCAGATACTATCATGCAAACGGCTTCTCCGATTCGCTCTGACAGAGAGTATGTTGCGGGTTCTTTTGATAAAGAAAACAGTTCAGGCGGCGGTGCTGGTGATGGCTTTGATATATGACATATATCAACCAGAAAGTTATTGCTCAACTTCACCGCTTGGGCCGAAATGCGAAAGTTCTGGAGCGCAGTGAAGATGGAAAAAACGAGTTTGGCAATACCACTGAAACACACTCATTCAGCCATACTGTAATGGCTGTCAAGACGTACCCAAACCGGAATACAGAACATGAAAGTCGGGTTGGAGATTACGAACAAGATAGACCCGTTTTCATTGTCGCAATTGGTGACGATCTCCCAGACCCCCCAGGCGAAGATGATCGCATCGTCTATGACGGTGACAAGTATGAGGTAAAGGCGTTTACCAAATACGAAACTCACGTTGAGTTTTTCGGAGATCAAGTTCTTCACGAGCCATAATATGTCTAAGATAGATCTCGACATTGAAGTTGAGAACGCCGAAGAGGTCGCACCAGCCCTCTTACGGGGTTTAGATGAAGGACTAAAAGAATCCGGGAATTGGATGCTTGAACGTGGTGAAGAAGTTGCGAAGAATGTCGTTCTTTCTGCTGATCGTGTTTGGCGAAAGAAGCTACGACGTGGTTTCAGCACAAATGAGAACCGGTTTAGTAGAACCTATCACTGGCAGGGCAAAATTAGGAACGACGCGCCGAGTGCTGAAATCAACGAGTATGGTGTAAGGCCAGGAAATTCCCCACCAATTCAGGCCATTATCGATTGGGTCGATGATGAAGTTGTCCCAAACGCCCAAGCCCGAGCAAAAGCGAAACTGGCCCACATCGGCAATTGGGACCCGCAGTTGCAGGCACTTGCTGTGCAGTACACCAAAGAAAAAGTCATGGCAGCGTTCGCTGTCAAAGGTGGACTTGAAAAGAAGGGGTTTGAGGGGATTCACTTCATGGAAGCAGCAGAGATCTACCTGGAACAAGTTTCTCGTATGATTATCAAGCAGAAAGTCGAAAAACATATGCAGAAAGAGTTGCGCTCTGCTGGAATCTAACTCACAATGGATGAAACGGAGCTAATTAGTACTATCCAGTCAGAGATTTCTTCTGTCGTAAATGTTCCCGTCAAGACATCTGGATTGGACGACGAGCGCCCGGTCCCTGTAGTACTTATTGAAGACTGGGACACCCAAGATAAGAATTTCCATAATTCTCCCCATGCAGGAGATTTTGTTGGAGACATTAACAATGACGGGAAAAAAGAGTATGAAAGATACCTCAATTTTGACTTCAAGACCCGAGTTGAATTCGCAGTTCGACACTACGATGAAGTAGAAGTAAGCCGATTGAAAAATAAAGTCAAAAACAAACTTCGGCTCATTCGTGACGACCCACAAGGGTTCCACGAAGGGCTGAAAGAAGTTGCACTTGCTTCGGGTGGGAATCCGACTAATCGGTTTACGGAACCCAAAGAAGCAGAGTTGATGCTTGCTGCGAGGTTCCACGGCGATCACACAATCACCGTTACTGGCGGCGATCAGATTGAAGCCTTGAATGAACAGTTCAAGTTCAATCAGTAATTTATATAATTTAACATGACTACTTACGGAAATAAGAACGAACCCGGAATCGTTACGGACGTTACCTCGTCGGCGGCTGTGCCGACGTTTGGCCCGGCCCCGAACGATCTTTGTATTGTTGGTCAGGCAGATCTCGCAAACGCTGAGAACGCTGCTGACACCACGAAAGTTTATCAGGTAACTCGCGCTTCAAAGGCGGTCGAATGGTTCGGCCCCAAAGAGTCGAGCCTTCTGACCCAGGCGGCCATCGACGCTCTGAACGAGGGAGCATACCCCGTTTACGCTGTTGTTGCAGAATCCAATGGGCACATTGACGATATTAGTGGTGCTGGAAGTACTACTATTCAGCTGGACAATGCCCCAATACGAGAGGGGAGAGATGACGTTTCAGTGTCCGTTGACGGCACTGATCTGAGGACCAATCCAGTCTACGATGATGTGTCTACGTACACGCCTGCCGCTGACGAGTGTTTCTTTAACCCGGTTCGTGGAACCCTGGAACTGCCTTCGATTCCCAGTGACGGCGACGATGGCAACGACACTGTAGATTACGATTCGTTTGATTACCACACCGCAATTAACACAGCAGTCAATGAGGTCGCTGACGTTATCGACTTCTTGGCTCCCATTTCGGAGAATACAGATGTCGTAGACAAGGCAAACGTCGAAGTTGCTAACATGGAGCAGAACTACGATCTTTCTCTTTGTGTTGGCGGTGCCGACATCAACCTCGACCCGGCCACTTTCACGCAGAACTACGACGACAGCCGAACTCAGGTCGTTTATCCGACCCGGTTCGAGGACAACACCTCAGCTCTGGCTTCCTACGCTGGCTTCAAGGCCAACCTTGGCCTCGCCGTCACGCCGATCAACAAGCGCCTGAGCACCAACAAGGACCTTTCGGAAACGCTGAACCGCGCCGAGCGTGGTTCGCTAATCTCGGAAGATGTTGTCCCACTGGCGAACGAATCCCGTGGTGTCCGGATTGTTGACGACCCGACTACCGTCTCGGATTCTAATACGGACGAGAATAACCTTGCTTACGGCTTCAACCGACTGGTTGCTGACTACATCATCAACACCACTCGGGACAATCAGAAACCGTTCATCGGCAAGCTAAACAATCAGGTTGTCAGGAACACGCTGAACGGGATGATTAACGATCAGCTTTCCGAGCTTGCTGAATCCCAGGTTGTCATCAGCTACGATGTCAACGTCTTGAAGGAAGACGCAACATCGGTTGGCGTGGAAATGTCCATTGACCTCGTTGAGCCACTGCGCTACATCGAGAACACCGTCACCATCGAGAACGGCGGATAAGATTTAATTCTTTCATTCTAAGTTATTATGGCAAGAAATGGCACTGTTGACCGTATTGAATCCGCCGCGAACATTACGCTGGTTGTTTCGCGGGGCGCATCGTCTGAAGTTACCAACGTTGAGGGGAGTTATGGTGGCGGTTCGCAGGATGCAGAGTACATCCAGATCCCCATTTCTCGGCTTGACACAACCAAAGAGGTTGAAGTCTCCGAGATCCGCGAGTCTTCGCTGAAAGCAAGTGGCTATTCGGTCACTTCTATTTCGTACTCCGGTACAATGATGTTCAAAGGATCGAATGCCACCAAGACGTACGTCGATGAGGGCGGAAATCAGCAAGAAGTGGACATCGTAGATTTCCTCTATGATGATGCTGGCGTTCCGATGCCGCACACCATTAACATCAACCACGACATTAACGGCGAAAACGAACGTTATCTCCACGTCCTTGCAACGTCTGAGTCCTACGAGAGTCGGTCAGAGCAGGAAACGGAAACTGCGTTCGACTGGGTTGCGATGGATCGTTCAAGCGATCAGGCTCAGTAGCGAGACGGAGCCACCCCCTCATCGGGTCTTAACGTTTTTATTTTCTTTTCGGATTTTCACCGATTCAAACTTATTCATGTCCGATAACAGCGAATCTGAACAAGCAGAGAATAGTGATACAAACCTTAGCCGTCTGCGTGAGATGGCTATTCGCGGAGATCAGTTCCGCGATACAATCGACTTCACGTACTACGATATGGAGGGCGAGCTTTACGTTCGGCCTCTGACAGACGAAGAGTTTCTTCCAATTGCGGCGTTCCTTGAGAACCGTCTTGACATCGATGCGGAAGAGGCCAAAGAGCAGCTTGAAGAAGGAAAAGACGAAGACGATTACATTGACCCCGGCCAGTTCGACGAGGATTTCGTTGAGATCATGCACTCTGCTGCTGTCCTGGGTATCGATACTACACAGGGCATCGCTGAAGGTGAAGACCGGGAAGGGGTCGAGGAGATCGTCTCGATGCTTCAAGGTGGAAAGTCTCTAATTATTGCGGAGCGCGTCCTCGAAATATCGTCCGACGCCGAAAGTGCAGAAACCTTTCGCAGAGACGGGGGCAGCGAGTAGCTTCAAGAACCGGATCGAAAACCACGCAAACGGTGTCACCGACCTTCCCGGAGTCGATCATCTGGGAGACCTTACTCCGTTTCAGAATCAGGTTCTCGATGCGGCACAAAAGAAGGAAGCTGAAGAAAAGAAGCGGCAGCGAGAAGAAGCCAGAAATCAGGGCGGCAAAAGTGGGAGACAGCGGAACCCCAAATCAAGTGGTCCAGCCGGGCAGGGGGGTTTTGAGCGAGAAGAAACTGTTCGCTACATAAACAAAGAAGAAAATCCAGATCACCAAATTCACGAAGAATCTTCATAATGGCTGTTAATATTGACATTAATCTTCAGGCGGAAGATGTCCAGGCCGAAATTGCGGCCATTGGTACTGAGCTTGCTGCTCTTGACAAACTTTCTAATCGCGTCGACATTAATTTCGACGCCAGTGAAATCACTGGAGAGATTGGAAAGGTAGTCGAACAGCTTCAGGAACTCGAAGATTTGGAACTCAATGCTGACAAGTTAGAACGTCAAATTTCTGATATTGAAACCGCTCTTGACAAAGAAATCGAGACTAAGGTACAAGTCGAACATCTTCAGCCTGACGGGAAGACTGGTAGTGGAGACAGCACTGGTGGAGATCCTCCCGGTGGCGATGGCTCTCTTTCCCGTCAACGTCTCCAAAAGAAAGCGGCAGATCTCGTGGGGCTTAACGCCGCAAGAATGGGTCGTTCTCCTGAACTGGATAGCGACAAGCTTGGGGATACATTTGGTGACTTCGAGAACACCGTCAAGAGGTTGACTGGCGACTCCGGCCTTCCAGGAAAGAACTCTCTTCGGACAAACTTTTTCCAAGAAGACGTTGATCTTGACAGCCGCTCTTGGCAAAAGATCCAGAAAGACGCAGCCGAAGCAAATGTTCTCCAGGGCGGCCTGAAAAACATTGGCCGCGACTTCGATCCAGATGATCTCAGTTTCGAGTCTCTGGAAAGAAGAGCACATGAAACGGGAGTTACTGATCGGCGGTTCAACACTGACATTGTAGATGAACCGCCGAGCCAAATGTCTTGGAACAAACTTCAACGCAAGGCTTCTGAAGCTGGTGTTTTTGATGGAAAAGTCGGAGACATAGAGACTAAAAAGGAGCAAAGTACCAAAGAGGCCCTTGCAAAACGTCTACGCGACAAGGTTCTAAAGGGGGCTGGACTTGAAAAATTCCAGAAATCTGACATGGGCTTGGAAGAAATTCTCCGGCAGGAAGTCAAAGAAAATACTAAATCAACCCAAAAAGCTGTCAAAGACAGACTTCGCACTCAGTACTTTGGTGACTTCGATGGCGAACTTTACGATAGCGAAGGTCGGGGAATGATTTCGGCTAAAGAGGCCAGGCGACACGGTACGCATGATCGCGGTGCGATGGCCGCAGATCATCCCGTGCTGGAGACTGGGGACTCTGGTGAGGGCCTTGCTTACAGGGATAAACTTAGTTTTCTCACTGGAGATAATAATCTGGGAGCTGCTATTAGGAATATTGAAAAACAGCAAAAAGAACTTTTCGAAAACGCCGGTCTTGACCCAGAACGGGTAAAGAAAAGGGACGACATTGAGGGAAGTCTAACAGAGGCAACTTTCGGTGACGACGACCCTATGCGCTTTAACCGAGAGAAGCGCCGAGAAGCTGGTCTAACTGACATGGGTGTCCAAACCAGCGTTAATATGGAAGACTACGGCGACCTCGACGCCGATGCCGACATCAGCCCAGGGCCAAGTAGAAGCGGTGGCGGGGGATTGGGCAAGTCTCTCCGGACGGTACGTCGGCTCAAAACAACCAGAAACCAAGTAGAGTCACTTAGTGGCTCGGTTGTCAGAAAGCTGAAGCCGTCGATGTCCCAGGTTCACAATGCAATGGCGGCTGTCCTTCCTGTTCTCTTCGCTCTCGGAACCCAACTTCTTGGCGTTGCAGCGGCAATGGGTTCAGTAGCCACAGCGGGTGCAGGAATAATCGGCCTTGGTCTTTTGGGCCACGCTGAGAGCATGAGTGGCTCTTTCAAGCAGGCAAAAGAACAGCTTCAGGCCCTCAAAGAAGATGCATTTGAGGCTGCACAGCCAACGATGCAGCTTTTCGCTCCGGCCCAGTCTCGGCTATTTGACGCCATTCCGGGTCAGATCCAAGAGATTGCTGATTCGATGGAAGGGCTACAGCACTTTGAAGGTACTCTTAGCACGATGGGAAATGACCTTTCAGAAGGCATTCAAGAGTTCTTCAACATCGTTAACCGAAATCGTGGAACGATTAGTCAGCTTTCGATTCGGTTTGGTCGCCTGATCGGCGGCGGCCTTCTCGGTTTCTTCGAGGACCTGCTTAACAAAGCAGAAAAGAATCAAGACTTTTTGGTTTCACTCGGTCGAGACGTTCTCCGAATCATTAGTACACTTTACCAACTGTCGATGGCGATTTCGATAGTTGTGACGGCCTTCTCACCGTTCTTTGTCTTGCTTCAGCAGGTTTCAAAGTGGATGAGAAACGACCTTTTGTTGGTTCTTATTCAGTTGGTGGGGTGGATGTATGCACTTGCGAAAGTATCGAAGATTACCGGAGCAATTTGGTTTGCCTTCAAGGGGATTGCTCCAATCATCGGTGGAGTGATTACTGTCCTTCAAGGCTACCAAGCAACTGCATGGCAAGCAACTATGGCTACCCTTGCTCTCGTTAGTGCGCTAACTATGGGTCTTGGAGCCGTTGGTGCCTTTGGAGGTATATCTTCGCTTGATGGACCCGGAATGGGGGGCGGTTCTTCGTTGGGCGTTGGAACTGCTGCTGGTGGTGGCACCAAAAACATCTATCACGATAACCGCGAGTACACAATCAATAGCCAGGGGGAAATGGACAACGCTTCGAGGCAGAACCTCCGGACTACTCTCGAACGTGTTAGTGCCGAGAATACCGCTCAGAACCCAGTGAATGCGTCAGGAGATAACTTTAGCTCCAGAACAGGTGATTAGATATGACTAATCCAATTTCAGCAAAAGCCCCTTCACCACGACCATCTGAATATGATGTTTATCTCCCAGATGATCCATCTGAACAGCCAGGATTAGAGATTCGCTCACTCGATGAGTCGCGGTCTGGTGCGAGTGCTCGGGATTACTACGTTGAAGAAGATGCAAATGCAGTATTTATTCCCGACTATTATCCAGACCGGTTCAGCCAAACGAAAGAAAAAAAGCTGGAAAGAGATGGGCGGCAGTGTGAAGGCGAGAACATTACGGTAGATAAAATTAAAAATCGAGAATTCCACCTTTCAGGTGTTGTTCTTGAGTACGAAATCGGATCGTTCAATCAATTAGTTGACCACGAAGGCAAAGTAGAAATTATTTCACCACTGGTTCCTCGTGGGGCGATAACCTGCATCGTCAAAAAAGGAGAATTGGGGAAAGAACAGGGATACGATCCCCATGCAAAACAGCGATTGTATGAGTACATGATTGATCTCGTCTCAACCGGAGATGACGAGTACGAGAGTAACAGTCGTAACCCAATTGTCACCGAGGCAAAATAGCCTTATATATGACTTGCTATGCTTCGCATGACTGGACTGTTCGCTTCCCAGATATTGGGGGAGAGTACAGACCCACTACGTTAACACTCAAAAAGGAAAATAGAAAGCTCAACTATTGTCGTGCGAAGTTTGACGGGGTTGTTGGTGAGCAAATTAAAGAGCACAGCCACGATAGCCAGGGAGATCTCTACGGCCGAAGAATTGTAGAAGTCCTGGTTGACGGGTCCGTGGTTTCTCGTCTAATGTCAAGCCCGGACGGACTCGAATTTGGAGAAAGATATTTTCACGTAGAGCTATACGATCCCCAGAAGTCGCTGGATTCGGGCGTTGTGGACTATCACTTTCAAGGGTCTACCCTTGAACAGACTTACAAGCGCGTTTTTGATATTCGAGAAAGTAATCTTCTTAACGGGATTAAATTTTCATTTCCCGAAGAAATTCAATACCCCAGTTCTTCTGCCTTGTTGGAAAAAACAAGACAGCAAAGAGGACAAGATACGATAGATGCCACCGAAACCGGCCTTACAGCACAAGACTTCGATAACATTAGTCCTCTTCGTGCAATCTACAAACTAAACAACAAATACCGCCTCAACAGTTGGGTTGATAATGACCTTAACCTCTGGGTTGGTCATCGTGATGTTCTCTCCCAAGAACATATTGCAGCCCCGAATGATGAACGTGTGTGGCGATATAAGGATGTAAATATCAGACATTCGGGCTCTCCAATAAAGGGAGTAACGCTCCGCGGTAATTGGATGGACGAAGATGGTGCCCGTCCTGCTTCTTGGTCTGAAGCCTTTGACGCCGTAAACCCACTAAATGACAAAAATAAGATGGACTATCAAGTGGTTGGGGTTGCTGAACGGATGGATATTGATAGTGGGGTCATGATGGAAGCGAAAAACGAGAACATCAAACGGAGAAATATCCAAAAAGAAGCCCAGAACATCTTGATTGAAGAAACGTCAAATCAGAACTCAGGCGCCGTTCAAATTAACGCAAGCAAGTCTGGAAGTCATACTGATCTTAAAAAGGTAAAACCCGGAGATGCTATTCACATTATTCCTCATAACAAATACTTTGAAGAACCATATACGGCATCGACGGGAGAAATTGGGCACAAACCAGAAAAAATAGATGACACCTTTTGTGGCTCTGTGCCGCGAAATGAGCGGTACGAAATAGATTCTGTTCAACACAGAATTCATCAAACTGGGCGGTGGGAAACTCACCTCGATGTAAGCCTCTTGCCGGGCGACAACATTGATTTCTCACAGATTCAAACGAAGACGGTTCTGTTTAATCCGAACCCCGACAGCGAAGAAGACAAAATTTTGACACTTGGAGAAGGACACAGCGGGTTCTTCGAAGGTGGAATAGTCGAAAGAGACTAATCATGGAACAAGGAATTGTTACAAATCTGAAAAACGTTGACGGTGTGGTACGGTGCAATGTCCAACCAATCAGACACCGGAAAGAATACAAAGAAGTCCCATTCATCAAACCGTTCGGCGGGTTTCATCGGACCCCAGCTATCGGTCAAAACGTTGTAATGGAAAAGTTAGAGCGTGGGACTCGTGTCATTGTGGGTGTAATTAACATTGACAGCGAGAAGGCGCTCCCAGAAGATCTTAAATTGAAGCCCGAAGAAGTCAGGATTCAGTTAGATGAAGAAACAATCGTTGAGCTACGGAAGACCGAAAGCGAAGAAAAATACAACATCAACATTCAGGCTTCTAACGATATCGAAGTCTCTGCAACGGCTGATGGAGATATTGACGTGAAAGCCGAAAATGGAATCATCAACGCCGAAACGGGGGCTTCTGGGAATATTATTATAGACGGAATTGACTTTGATGAACACATCCACCCGTACCAAGATGGAACGATCAACGATACTGGCGACGGTTCCGGGTCTTATTCGTCTTCATCTGAAAATACAGGACCGCCAGAATGATGGTTGATTATTTGATTGGTGAAGACTTCGATCTGCAACGCACTGCGTGGAATGATTTCGAAACCGTCGATGGTCTTGATGAATTTGAGCAGGATGTCGCAATAAACATTCACTTCAAGATGCGACAGTTAATGCAGGACACAAGCGGGGCTAAAACGGATCGAGAAAAAATCCGCGCAGTCGTTTATCGTGTTGCCTCCGAATACTCGATTTTGGATGAAATCAAAACAGTACAGGTAAGTAGAATTTTCGACGGCGAAAGCAAATACAGAGTTGAAATAACGTACATCACCTCTGAAGCGTTCTCTGAAACTTTTTAATGCCAATCACGCAAGACGGATACGAAACGCTGGATGGTGACGAGATCCAGCAAATGATGGAAAACAGCCTTGAAGGAATTCTCGGCATGACAGCCGAGCCTGGAGATCTCGTCACTGCACAGCTCCAGTCAGAAGCAGAAACCATTGCCGATAATATTGAAAAGTCTCTCCAGAAAGTCTACGAAGCTGCGTATCTCGATGATGCAAGCGGCGAAGAGCTTGACAAATTAGTAGACCTTATTGGTTTGACTCGAAAACGGGGGTTGGGGGCTACTGGTGTTTCTCGCTTTTCTCGTGCTGATCCGCCCACAAGTGACTATACAATCCCAAGAGGGACTTTAGTTCAGACTGGTGGCGTTAATCCAATTGTCTTTGAAACAACTGAGATCTCTTCGATAGAACATATCGATGGGTTCGAAGACCAGACGTTGAATAATTGGGAAGGGGATACCGGTAGCACAAGTGTAGTTTCCAGTAACGATATGACTGGGAATTACGTACTGGAAATGCCCGCCACTTCCGGGGTTGCCATTAATAGTGTTAAATCGTTCAAGATTGGTACTATTTTTGACATTGACCTTCGTCCCCAGGGCGATAGCGTCATTGGGTTCCGTTTCCAGCGAGAAAATGGCTCTAACTACAAAGAAGTAGTTCTTAATATAGGCAGCAACGATCTTCGAATCCGTGAAGTCGCTGATGGTTCACAGGAGCGCCAGGAAACAGTAAATGTTCCACTCTCTGCTAATGATACTGTTCATCTCGAAGTAGAATGGTCGCTGTATGGGGATGATAGAGCGACACTTTATGCTTCATCTTCAAAACAGACAGAGATAGAAACTATTTATCTGGAAGATCAGGGGTATCCAGATTTGACTGAAGGAGATATTGGTATTGTCTCTAAAGGAGACGCCGCTACGACACACGTAGACGAAATTGCGACAAGTGCTACAACTATCCCAATTGAAGCGGTGGAGACGGGAATCCAAACCAACGTCAGTGCAGATTCAATTGACATTTTAACGAATGGCATGTCTGGTATTAACTCTGTAACTAATCCTGTCCCAACGGGGAATCCGAAATTTCTTAACACAAACCGAATCGAATTCATTAGCGGTCGAGAGCGTGAAGGGGATGAAGATCTCCGCGAACGGGCGCTCAATAATACTGTTATCGGCGGCTCTGCCACCACTACAGCAATTGGGTCTGCCCTTCAAAAAATAGATGGGGTTCAATCTGTCGAACTGTTTAAAAATAAAACTGAGAACGAAAAAGACGGACTTCCTTCCCACTCGTATGAGGCTGTTATTCATGGTGGGACTAAAGAAGAAATCGCAAAAGTTCTTCACAATACAAGTGCAATAGATTCACAGGATTATGGTGGCGCTCACGGAGATAAAGTAACCTACACAATTACTGATGACGTGTTAGCATCCACCGAAACCTATTCTTGGTCTACGCCGGCAGAGCTTACCCTTAATATTAGTGTAGATCTCATCATTGATGATACGTACATTGGTGACGAAGATGTGAAGTCTTTGATTATCGGCTATATCGGTGGCACCGATATTGATGGTAGTTTCATCCCCGGTACTAATCCCGGAGAAGACGTTTACGAAGCGGTAGTGAAAAATCGAATTGTTGATCCATCTGAACATGGAATATGGGAAGTCGATTCCTTGACTATTGACAAAGATGGAGACGGCACCGACGATACAACGTCTCTGGGAAGCGGTGCCGACGTTCTTGAAGTTCAGAGTAGCGAAATTGCACAAACAAACGCGCGCGACAGTTCTATTACTGTCAACACGAATACGAAATAATAATGTCAGAAATTCTTGAAAGCGGTTATCAAACACTGCGCGACTTTGCAGTTAGCAGTACAGCAACCCCTCCCGAATGGGATTACATTGCCGTTTACGACGACTCTGACAATGAAGAGACTCGGGTTTCGATTTCAGGCGATTCACGTTGTCAGTGGCTCGATATTGATGGCGACAAAATTCTTAAAGTCGAATTTGAGGTAACTGGCAGTGACGCTGACATTGACCATCCTGTGACACTTCAAAGCTCGGCCATTTGGAACGATACGCAGGCAAATAACGGTACTCAGATTACGCCAAAAGAAGGGTTTGCGCCTGTTACTTTCAACCAAGATGGGGACAACACCGTATTAACGCATACGGTGAACCTTCCGCAGTAATTACTCTATGTCATGGAAAGTCTTTGCTGAGGATGCAGGTACGGGGCTACAAACCCAGGACGACGCCGATTGGGGCGACGGTGCCAATTTTAATGCGCTTGCCCACAATGATAACGCTGTTGGGTATTCTGTCAAATCTCCATCTCTCAATCCGGATTATACAGTCCCGGAAGTCGCTCTTGGCGAGGCCCAGTTCCGGGTTCGGGCAACCGACCTTACCGAACGGGACCACAATGAAGACGGATCAGCGACCTCATGGCCCGAAGCTACCCTCTCGGTTAAGGCTCCGGCAACGACGCTCGCCCTCACTGATAACGATACAAATCATATTTTTCTTAATATTGACCTGACTACATCTGGTGACGATGCTGGGTACGTCGTTAACACTACGGGGTCTGCTCCTACAAAACCCTCACTGAAAGTTGCCGAAGTGGATACTTCGAACAACACTGCCAATTCAGTAAACAGTAACCCAGAAGGGGTGTACGAGGATGTGCAGGTAATGGACTACAGCGGGACGTGGCTCGCCACTTGGATGGCGAATATTGATAGTGACAAGCTCGACAGTGCAAGTTACACGCCCGAGCAAGATACTCACAACCGATATTCAGACAACGAGGCTCGAACCGCTGTAGACGGCGCTAACGTTGATATTACAGGTGACTCCGATACGGTCGATGGCTACCACGGGAACGATCTCGCTCGTCCAAAGAACTCGGCCAGCTTCAGCAGCACCGACACTTCTACGAACATTAATCAAAATTCGTGGACTGTTATTCCGTGGGACGTTCAACTCGATGTTGACGCTGGGTACAGCCACGAACCCGCGAACAGCCCTGGACAGATTACGTTCGACAACGGTGGGACATACAAGATTCATGCGATGCTGTCCTACGACTCAAATGGAAATACTCGAATAAATCCCGGCATCAAATTTTCTGTCAACGGAACGAGGCGTGACCGCCTTGGGTTGTCCGGCTATGTTCGGAGTAGAGAAAGCCACGCTGAGGCGTCAAACTATCTCACGGAGCAGATCACCGTCAACAGCGGCGATACTCTGCGCGTCGAGACGCACCTGTACGGTAGTGGCGGGGCGGTTACCCTTCGAGATAGTGAGTCTCTCCTACTAATTGAGCAAGTTTCCGAGACTGTCCCCATTGCTGACGACGCTGACACGGTTGACGGCAAGCACGCTGCTGACTTCGTGCTGGAGAGTGAACACGATAGTGGCGGTGTTGATGTCCAAACGTTCACATCTTCGGGAACCTGGAACAAACCCAACAATGTGAGCGTCGTTGCCGTAGACGTGATCTCAGGTGGCGGTGGCGGGCGTGCGGGTAGCGATAGCAGTCCGTACTACGGCACTGGCGGGGGCGGTGGTGGCCGCACACTACGATTTTATCGAGCATCTAACGTGCCCGATTCTGTCTCTGTCACTGTCGCATCTGGTGGATCTGGTGGATCAAGCGATAACGAATCGGGATATGACGGTGGATCATCTTCCTTCGGAGATTTGATTACAGTAATCGGCGGTAAAGGTGGCGAATACAGTGATGGTGGAAATGGAGGACACATAGAAGGTGGCGGCACCTCATCAGACGCAGTAGGGTCACAAGGAGCAAGCAGTAGTGGGAACAGCGCCGACTGGGGTGGAGCCAGCGGGGCCGATCGGGGTGGAAAAGCTGGTGGCAGTTCCCTGTACGCTGCTGGCGGCGGTGGCGGTGGCGGTCAAGACAGAGGTGGGAACGGCGGATCAACTGGGACCAGGGTTGTAGGTGACGGTCCATCTCCTGGGACATCTGCTGGACACATGGAAGGTGGTGCTGGCAAAGACGATACAGATGGAGAAAATGGTGGTTTCCCAGGTGGCGGCGGCGGTGGCGGTGGTTATAGCTCCAACGGATGGAAATCAGGCGGCGACGGTGCTGACGGGCTCGTCGTCGTTCGGTCGTGGTAATATGACAGGAAAATATGCTGTTGTCGACGACAACAACGACGTACAGAACGTTATCGTCGCTGACTCGGACTTTGAACACCCCGAACACAGCCCCGTGAACGCTGACGGTGAAAGCGTCCAGCCAGGAGATTACCTGGATGATGCGAGTGGTGACTTCATCACGCCAAGCCCACAGATAGACAGCGACAAATCTCAACTCGAAAACGGCGGGCAAGACGAAGCCACACTTACCATTACGACAACCGCAAGAACGACTTCTGACATTGACCTAATAATCGACGAAGATTTCGTTACGACAATCGCAGTCGATCCTAATGAACAGCACACTGAAACGTTGACAACGACAAAAGAAGCAAGTCAGACCATCACCATCGATGTGGAAAGTAAAAATGGATCTGATACAGCGTCAATTGAAGTGGTGTCACCATGAGTGTCAATGAAGATCTCTTCGGTCCACCCGAGGAGGTCCTCAACCGCGCCACAGAGAGAACTTCTGACGGCACGATCTCGGTTGGTGACGACCCACTGAAGCAGCTCGCCAACGAGATCGACTGGAACAACCTAAGCCCATTTGAGGAGTACGTCATCGCCGTGCTGGACGAGAACGACTTGTTGCCCGACGAATGATCTGACCCGTGACATACCCAATCATTTGATGAAGTCTACAAACAACCTTTCCAGGCTTGGTGAAAACCCCATAGGAGATTTCATCATTGGCAATGATACTATCTACAGATCAGTAAACAGCCACACAAGCGCCGTTACATCTAATTCTTCTACTGTCTTCTCTACATTTTCTACTACCAGTTCTCATGTCGGAACTATCGATAGTTCAGTTAAAAGTCTGATTTCTGTGTATCGGTCCCCAAACTCTCATTCTAAACCAATCACATCTAACAGTTCCAGGTCTGCGGCTAACCACGCCCCCTCTAACGTTTCGTCACACATCAAAGCGGTTTCTTCATTTACGTACAATGAAAGAACCTCTTTAGATTTAATCGATTATGATGTCACTTGGAGCGATGAAACGGCCTCTTGGCACACCCCGTGGGTAAAACAGTTCAGAGTTCTCGGTAGTGAGGATACAATGGTAGTTCGCGGAAGTTCTGTTGATAATTCAAAAAACCCATGCGCACTGGTACAAATCGAATACGACAAAAGTGGAAATGAATTAATAGATGAAAAATCTGAAATAATCCAAGTCACAAATGAGGACCAAATCCACGAAGTTTCAGGTGTTCCACTCGATGAGGGGGGTTGGTATCGTATGAGAATTTTCGAATATAGCGGTTATAACTCTCTCTACTCCCTTGATATGGGGATGATCCACTAATGCACTCAAAACAGGAGCCGGACATCGTCGATAACTGGGACCATCCCATCGATGTAAAACCCGGAACCGACCTTTACAAATTGCTCTTAGTGAGTAGCCAAGAAAATAGTCGGCTAAACCTTGAGATTGAAGAACTATACGAAAACAGGTTTCTCCCAACAGCGACGGGCAAAGAGCTTGAAAAGTTGGGGAGATATGTTGGTGTAAAAAGAAAAACTGATGAGGGTGATCGTAAACTGCGAAAGCGCATTCAGGGAGAATTTTTAGCTCAAGGTAGCGATACTACATACGAATATTTTGCATCTGCCGCTCTTTCAATCCTGAAAGTGGGGGCTGGTAGTGTGGAGATGATTACTCCCCCCCAAAGCCCTTCGAAGGTAATTACGCTCAAAGTGGATGGTTCCACTTTTTCTGGAAACCCGCTTACAAAGTCGGAAATTGCAGATTTATTGGACAAATGCGTTTCAGCAGACGCGAAAGTGAACCTCATCGAGGTTGGTACGTTCGCCTTCGCTGGCGATGATAGCAGCCTAAAAGGGTGGGAAGATGGCACATGGTCGTCTGTTGTTGAGTAAAATTTCATACTAATTAGTAATGTCAAGAGATAGATTCAGTTACAGCCACGGCGATACAGGAAACAAACCAGCGACTTCTCTCAATTTCGAGTCAAACGAGAGGCCGCAGTCGGAGCACTTTGATTGGTGGTGGTATTCGGTGATCCAGGCCATCAACAATCATGCAGACGAATTTGACCGGCTCGACTCTGATGGTGACGGTGTAGTTGACAAGGCCGATTCCGCGAACGACGCTGACGCTTCAACCTACAAGGGGAACGATATTGACACCGATGGCGATGGGGTCGTCAACGCAGCAGATTACGCCGATAACGCAGATAAAGTCGACGGCTACCACTGGAGCGACATCAAAGATTGGGTAAATGACAACACGGCTGACGAGCCACACGGCAACGAAGACCACAATCCAAATTTTGCCGAGTATTCTGAACTCGCGGACCACGACCACTCAGGAACGGACGCTCCCGCAACGATCAACCCCGATGAGGCGAACGTCTCAACTAAGTTGACAATTCCGGTCCGTAGCTCTGACCCGTCTAACCCCTCAGAGGGTGAAACGTGGATTCGAGATGATCTATAAGTTGTAAGTATGGCTAAGACAGAAAATGATACTTTCTTCGTCAGCGACTACGACGGGAGCAAATGGACGACCAGCGACGAGACAGAAATCACGACCGAAAAAAATATCAACATTTTATCCGCCAAGTGTCGATGGAAAGGAGACACCGACGAACGAGAGTGGGAAGAAGAGGAATACAGTCAAACCACAAACAAGGTCACTGGTGTCGACCGTGATGACTCGGGAACTTTAGATCTCGACAACGACCCACCAGGAAGTGAGTGGTATCCGCATCGGTATATCATGCTCTTTAATCACTTCACAGTCCCCGAATACCCACCAAACGATCAAGATCCGGTCCTTGGATTTTCGTGGTCTGCCTACGATCCAAACGGATCACTATTCGACAGTGGCTCGACAGATGACGATAAATTCAATCGTGACGACCCGTATGCCAATACCTATTGGGGGACAACACTACCACCCGATGATTCGCGCCACTACTTAGCAGCGTGGTCCCGACAAAAAGACCGGGGGGACAACATGATGGATGTTGAGGGGACGGGACACGTCGACTGGACGCTCGGCTGGACAAACTACCCAGATGAACCAGTCGAAGTATGGATGCGCACAACATTCGAACGGGTAAAAACTCACACAGAGAAAATCAAGACCAAAAACCCATCTGTCAGTGGCGATGTCTCGGCGTCTTACGATCAGAAACTTGACGATAATGAATGGTCCCCGTGGGTTACGCTCAACGGACTCAGTGAGGGGACTAACAAGTTCAAACACCACATTTCTGGGTCAGGAGAAGCCCACTTCGAGTACACATATGACTGGGAATTCGCAGACCCAACTCCCCTCTACTTCAAGCGCGTTCACGTGAACGGCAACACCTACGATCTCCCATTGGTCGATCCCAACGACGATGCCCTGGAACACAGTTCGCTGCGATACTACGTGAACGAAGAAGTAGTTGCCGCAGACCTTGTCGACCCCGGCGACCCCAACGCTTCGCCAGTCCGCGTTTATACACCACAACACGGCATTCTCGCTTGGCACGAAAAGTATTCATGACCTTTTCTGTTCGAGCCAAACACACCCAAGTTGTAGACGGCGATACACTCAAAGTTACTTGTTTTCTTGGTTTCGGGGTCACGTTTGACACTACAATTCGGTTAGTTGGCGTTGACACTCACGAAACGTATGGCACCCCTCATGATTCCGAGGAATATAAAAGGGGAGTGAAAGAAAAAGAGTTTGTGCAGTCCTGGTTACGGGCTACAAATAGTGAACAGTACCCACTTCGGCTTGAAATCCGGGGTAAAGGGAAGTTTGGCAGACATTTGGCTGAAGTATATTACAACGGTACTTGTCTAAACGACGAGCTTGTCGAGAACTTTGATATAGAATATTGATACTGCATTCACTGAGTGGGTTAGCGGGTGGGCACTCTTCTATTCTGACGATATTGGTTACTCGGTGATTGCGGAATCTGCTTGTTCTTTGATGCGTTCAGCCTCAACTTTTTCAGTTGGCTGACGCGCATCGTCGTTCATAACACGCTTCATTTCTGACTTCACGAAGGCCACTTGACGTGGACTTAGCTGCATACTTTTCTTTCGGCTTCCAAATATAAAAATCCCCCTCAACAGAGTATAGATTTGATCCTCTATACCCTGTTGAGGGAATTTTTCTCTTTATATAGAACAGATAGACCGAACCGCCCCCCCCCCCCATCGAGTTTTTCAATCTTACTCTTTGGGGGTCCGTAAGAACCAACCTGGAATCTCAAAACCCCGGTCGTAATACCATGCGAGGATCGGCGGGATAACCACAGAGAAAATAAATCCCCACAGAGCAATGATAATTAGGGCCGTAGCCGAGAAGGTCAGCAATGCAATTCCTGCAAGGAATAGGCTGCCGGTAATTCCAATATGGAACGCATCAAGGAACGGGTTTCTATCTATCATGTTTTGGTTTTGTCCACCTCAACGGTCACATCTACTGCATTTTTCGGCAGCTTCGGCAGCGGTGGATAAACACTCACATCGACTGTAAGCGTGCCGCGATTGAATGACGAACTGATCGTATAGGTTAGATCATCGAACCAATTTTGTACCTCGCCAAGATGTTCTTCATCAATTTCTCGACGGAAGTGGCAGTCGTCGGACCACTCGTGGATTTCTGGTCGCAACAACTCCCCCATTTCCGCCGCTTTATCTTTCGTGTATTCTGTATCGATTACCTCTGCACAGTAATTCTCTAACTCTTTACAGGCGGAGCAGGAACCACAGTTTGCTGTCGAGCCGTGGGGTGTCTCACAATCATTTTCTGTGCCACTACATCCCGCCACCGCAGCCGCTACTGACGAGATGATTCCACTAAGGAAACTGCGGCGATCCATTAGGAAGTCACCTGGTTGAGAACCGAATCGTCTGGCCGTTCGAGGTACGACTGAAGAACATCAGCAGTAATACTTGCTACCTCAGAGCGGAACTCTTTGGTGTTGAGGTCGTAGTTTCCAAGAAAGATCGTTGAGAACTCTTCTTCGATAATGTCCTCGAACACGTCTTCCCACAAACTTTCCATGATTGACATTTCGATGGTGAGACTCCGATTTTCGTATTTGTGAACCATCTTGAGAACACGAGCTTCGGTCGTAAATTTCCGCGCCAGAATCTCTGAGTCCGAAGGTTCGTACTCGTCTGGGTTCGTAACAGATTGCGTTCCGTGAGCTTCCTTGAACTGCTGTGTTCGGAGTTTCGCGGTCTGTCCTGTATCTTCGTTCCTGATGACAATCCCCTCTGGCAGACCGTTGCGGTACGCTGACGAGACTTGTTTTGACCACTCGTTCAGACCATATTTCTTCTTGAACCCGTCAGCGGGACCTTCATACACTACCGGCGTTGTCGGTAAGGACATTTGTCCGATAATGCTCCGCGCTTCTTCCCAGTCCAAGAACACATCGGGCTGAACTGCATACACATCAAATCCGATGAAGGGGGGCGTATCATCCCATTGATACTCAAGGGTATGGGGATGCATCGCCTCACCAAAGACGACAAGCGGTCCCCATTTAGTCTCTGCTTCCAGAAGACCGTCGAGGTCTACCTCTTCTCGGACGTACTCAACAGCGTGGTCGAAGTTCTTGTCTATGTCTTTCTCGTTCTTGTATTCTACGTTGCGCGAACCGAAGACCAGTTCCCGCTCCTCATCTCGATAACCGGGGTCGAGGTGATGGTCCCCCATCAGTCTAAAGTTAGCCCCATCTAATTTTTCTTTCACGACGATGTGGCCGTCTTCGAGGATTCCGTTGTTGTCTTCGTGACCGATACGGCTGATGCTGGGATACTTTTTGAGTTCTGTCATGATTAGAATGGGTCGGAACAATCTCTAATTATACCACACTGTTCACAGCAGATTTTGCAGTGACGTTTGTAGAGCGGGCCGTCACAGTGAGGACAGGTTTCCGTCTTCACAGAACACGCAATACTCACTCATTTCTCATGTGAACACCCCCAGTTCGGCGTTACTTCCGGCGAGAGTTTCTGGTGATTCCTCATTGCGGATAAACGCATCAAGCTCTGCTCCATGATCGAGGCCGATTTCTCGCCAGGAACAGTCTCGTTTCTTGCTGGGACCCGATGAGGGGGTGGCGTGCCCTTCCAGGTACTTTCCATCGAAGACATAGTACAAATCTTCGCTATTATTGTAGAAGATGAAGTCTGCATCTTCGTAGTAGCACCGGACCAGTACGGCGATAAAGGATGCCAACCTGTTGTGGGCATACTCTTTGGCAACCAAGATATAGTTCTCGCCTCGATAAGTCAGAGCGTAGCCGATAGTCCCGTGACTGTCTTCGAATTGTTTGACCTCCTCGAATCCTCTTTCCACTAAGGTATCTTTTGCTTCGTGAATCATTGTTACATGAACGCTCCCAGCGACTCTTGGCTCTGTACCTTTCCTTGCATCGCCGCGCCGAGTTCAATTCCGATTGATTCGAGAATATCCTCCAGGGGATTTTCGAGACACTTTCGCTGCATCTCGATAGGATCAATCGTAAGATCAACGCCGTCAAGGTCGCGGCTTGAATTGTAAGCAATTACGTCTACTTCGTCTCCGTTTACGGTGTGAGTAGGCTTGAGTACTGCCCGTTTCGGTTTATCGCCCTGTGCAAGCTCCACGTCAAGAAGATGATTAGCAAACCATGCCGCCCTTGGCGCCTCCCCCTTGGGGTGATCTCCCCTTAAAGACCACAAATACGTATTTTCTTCGCCGGGATTCTCAGGGTCAATGCGCTGGCCGAGCCCTTGCGGGATACCAATGTAGTCCCAGTCGGGGTCTTTGGCATCAATTGACGCCGCAGCTTGATGTACCGTCTCCACGATCTCCGATTCGTTAGCTCCGCGAACGATTTTTTCCAACACCTCTTCCTGTACTTCAGATGAAATTTTGGCTGTGTTAGATTTTAAGCAGTCATATCCGACTATATCTACATGACCCACATTTACGTCTTCCCGACCTTTCGCCTCTGTTATCTTCATCGTTTGACTCATTGGACTATTTTTCTCTGTTCGCTTTCGGGTAAAGGTTCTATTTTTCCGTGACAACCACGACACAACGCTACAAGGTTATCGAGACAATGAGCATCGTCCGGGTCTTCGAACGACCGAACTGGCTTAATATGATGAACGTCTAACTCTCGGTCAGACTCTTTCCCACACCGTTGGCAAACTTCATCTCTATTTCTTACTTTTTTCCTTTTTCTTCTCCACTTTCCGCTATAATTCTGCTGATACCCACCCTTCCAAGATGGGCTGTTTTCACCTGAGTATCGTTTCGAGACCCACTTAGCGGCACACTTCTTACTGCAACACGGTTTCTCTACTTTACCTTCGACTTTCGATAGGAATCTCTCAAATTCTTCCTCACAAATGGGACACTCAAAGGTCTCTTTTTCTCCCTCAGTAACATGGTTTGGGTTTGTCTCAATCCCAAAATTATCTAACCAGTCACAAACAGCCTTACAACTGGTAGTGTTGGGCAACCGTTCAAGAACTCTAATTATTGAATTTTCTTGTTCGTATAGCTCACGTAGTTTTTCTTCATTATACAAATCTCTCGATGGGTGTCCGTTGAAAGTTTCTATCTCGTGGCGAGCAAACCAGTTTTCTATTGTTCCTTTTGAACAGCCCATTTCTTCTGCTATTAACTTTTGTTTTCCTAACCGATAGTACGCCTCTTTTAGTGTTTCTTTGTCCGTCCACGGTCTATTTCCACCATGTTGGTTTTTCATTCTACTAACACCTCATTAAAGTCCATCCCCTCAGACCAGCGAGTTAGGGTCGTATATCTTTTCTTACTTCCTGACATAAACATAGTTCCGAGCTTTTCCAACTCCATCTGCCAGCGATTGTTCTCGGGGCCGATTCCGTACTTTTTACACAACAGCGGATAGATAGAATTGTTCAGGTGTTCGCAATGTTCTTCAACGGTTTCGAGAGTCTTGACTTGTCCCCAAGTGTCGGGCCACTTACAGTAGACGCTATCCGTGTCACCGTATGACACACTTCCCTCGGTTTCTTCATCGATATATTTGGCTGTCCTTTTGATAACAGCCTGCCCTGTAAGGGTGACAGCGGCGGCATCGTGGGGGTTGTAGAGTGGAGAACGATTCCACCCCCCGTACCCATAGAAACTATTTACTATAGTTTTTGTGACACTATACACTTCAGCCAGTTTTTCCCTTTTTTCTGTTCCGGGGTCTGCCTGATTTCGTTCCTTTTTGAAATTCGCCTTCAGTTTCATATAATCAGTAATCAGTTCTCTCATAATGCCGTCAACATCATTTCTGAAGGCTTGGCCGTTCTCCCCTTCCAAAAACGGAATGTCTTCCACAAGAGCTTCAGCCTTCTCGATTCGAGCATCAGGAGACACATTCAGCATCTGCTGTGTCCGTGGATAGAGCGATTCGAGGTCAATCCCGACAACGTTCTCTTTCAAACCCGAGAACGAAGGGAAGACGTACGCCCCTTCGTAGTTCACTGCATCAGTATCTCCACCCACGTAGGGATTATCGTAGGCAGTAATCATTGACAGTCCGCGTTCAGCGCACTTCCGGCGTACTGCCATCTCGATGAACTCGTTGTTTTCATGGGTACGACGCCAATCGACTCCAATAATGTCTTTGAGTCGCTTCTTGAATGATAGGACTCCTTCTTCTTCGTTAATCCCGACCGTCAGCCCCACGTCGCGGGCGTTGTAATTCACGAACTTCACAGGGTCGTCCCGGTACATCTCGTAGTAGTCCTGTTCTTCGTGTTCTATCTTGGTATTATCGAGCGAGCCTTCAGCAACATCGTCAAGAGCGTAGGAGCGCGGTTCAGATAGCTGAGTGTCACCCCACCCATCCATCAGGTCGTAGAGCGCACGACCCCTAATACTCGGCTTGTAGTCGTCGCCGTGTTCCTTTACTTCTACCTCACGTTCCCGACTGAGCCTCGTCACCGTCACACCGACATTCCCCATGCGTTCAATTATGTGGGGTAAGTCGAAGCCATCATTCGATGAGTCGCCGCTGTTCCAGCCGGTGATAAGATCCGGATCTCTGTCCTTCACGTAGTTCGCAAACAGTGTGAGCATCCCAGTCTCGGTGTCAGCGAACTCCAACCTGTCAGGCTCGGTCATCCCGAGATCGTCCAGTGTGACCTCTTCTTTGAGGTTCCCACTTGGAGTTTGGAGGAAATTATCTACATCGAAGAACTCGATAAGGTCGTCGCCGGCCAAATCGAGGAACACAGTATACTCGTCGTCGTATGAATCATATGCTGCAATACTCAATATCCGCGCATCGCCTGGGTCCGGGAAGCCCGCGCCACGGTCGTCAGTTTCAATGTCGAGAGTCAAAACACGCGGTTCTACGTCTTTGATCTCGACAGGCTCCACATCATCTTTCTCTACAATAATGTGGTTATCGCGGCGCTGATCGGTCGGGACTCTGACGCCGGTCCTAATCTCGTGATCGATCCTGAAGCGTTCGGTGAAAATCGTATCGGCGCTCCAGGTCCGGTCGAACCTGTTCCGGAGATCCCGCACCGAATGCGGGTACTTGGCGATCACCTTCACCAACTCCGTAGGGTTGTGGTCGAACCGTTCAGAGAGTGGGTCCGTATCCACATCTTCGTACCCGATAAGGTCCTGGTGCTTGGCCGGCGGCACCTTATCGGTTTCTGACTTCTCAGCCAGGAAATACGGCTCGAACCCTGTGACTGTCACCGTGATTGCTTCCTGATCTCGGTTCCGCCCGTAGAGTCTGACGATCACACTCTCGAACTCAGTGTCATTCGGATACAGTGTTTCGGTAGTCACCACGTACAAGCTTTCTGACATTAGTTGAACACCTCGTTTTCTTGCATCAGTTATTTTGAGCCTTGATTAGTTCAGCGCCACACTGTTCACAGTAGTTTCTCGTGCCGACATCGGCGTCGGCTTCGTCAATCCACCTAAACTGGCGGGAGACTCTAATGCCCTTCCCGAAGCCATTGAACAGGAAACATCTGTTTGGGCACTTTACCAACGTTCTATCTATTTTGGTTCTGCTGTCAGTCTCGGTCATGGGGTGAAGTGTGGTCGTTGCGTTTCTTCCTCTCCAATTCTTTCATTTTTTTCCTCCTTTTCCGCTATTGCCTCCAGATACCGCTGGATGGGACTGTCAAGGTCAGTCTGAGTCTCGATTTGATTTCGGTGCATCACGACCGGCATCCGAGCGGCCTGTGCGGAGACAGTCCTCGGGTTGTCACCACTGAAGGTGAACGTCCCGTGGTCAGTCTCGACGGTCGCCTCAAAGTCGTGGTCAGTCATGTTTAGAGAACTACCATCCGGTTATCTCCACGATGTCTTTATCCCAGTATTTGAAGCTGCCACTGCTTGGTTGGACAGTGTGCATCGTAGCCGTGCCACCGCCTCCTTTGAGTGTATTCAACTTGCTTTCTTCTTCGAAGTCCGATGCCTCCATCGTTAGCACGTCTTCCCCATCAAGCACGACAAGCTCTCCGTCATTTTCCAGGATAAAGTCGTGGGCTTTCCCTGGAACGTGAACACCAGCTCTACTGATTGCATCTTCTTTCAGCACGACAGCAGCCCGTCCGAGCATGGTGTTCCTGGCTTCGAACCCGTACACCTTGTCCTGCTGCGTTGGATGGCTGATCGTCTTCTTGATCGTGAGTTTTGGCTCAATGTGTGGGTACATTATTCCATTTGCTCTTCGACAGTCTCTCTGATGCTATCAATGCGAGAAGCTGCCGCTTTTGTCCACCGGGCAGCGTGTCCCGGTTCGACCGCATTCGCGTTATTCTGTAGCACTGTCAACAACCATTCCGCTTCGTCGTCTGAGAGTTCTAATTCCACTGTCATAGGTAGGTTATGCCCCGCCGCCGCAGCCTCGCTGACTGGGGGCGGTTTCGGGACACCCAGGGTTTGTCCCTGGATTAAAGAATAGAGTCGGGGAAGGTTAAGTCTTATGAATCAAAGGTTCACATAGAACGCGGCAAGGTACATCAACAGACCGTAGAAGAAAAACGAAAACAGCCACAGCAATACAATCCGATAGTCAATGACCATCTACGGTTTTGGTACCGGGTCGATCTGCCGTTCTATTCGTTGCGCCACGGCCATCCGGCGTTCGTAGGCCATTGGTGGTTCGTGAGAATTGAAATCACCAGGATTGGTGATTAGTCCGAGAAGCTTTTCTGCTGAATCTCGACGGAGTTCAAGTGTTACTGTTTCTGGTCTTGGCATTAGTCGGTTCGGATAAGTTCGTATTGCGACCACTCAGGGTCGAGGCTACGCAACCTTCGCGGGTTATCGTGAAGTCTGGTATGTTCATCTCGTTGCATCACTTCCAGGTTTGATGGGCGATTATCCCAAGGGATGCAATTCTTATGGTGAACTACTGTATCTTCTTGTGTAACTTCTTCCCATCCATATTCAGCAATTGCTGTTAGTCGGTGGAGTTGGACCTGTGAAGTTTCTCTATTCAGTGTTTCAGATATGTAGACGTGACCAGAGGGACGAACGTGAAGTGATGGTAAAGCGTAATCAGAGCGCGTTTTCATTTCTACGCCAGCCTCTTTCAATGTCTTTCTAACAGGACTTTGACTACATCCTATTTCATTTGCAATTTCTACTAACGTTTCATTCTCTTTAAGATATTTTTCTTTGAGCAGTTCTTCATCGTGCCTTTTTCGGATTAGTTCATGATTGTCAATCCAACGGGAGATAGTAGTCGATGAAACTCCTACCTCTTTTGCTATATCATTTACATCTCTATCTTTTTCCCGAAACTGTTCACAGAGCCATTCTTCGGTTTTGTGTTTTTCATCGTACATTGAACTCATTGGTACTACTTACCTTGTTCACTTTCACAAATGTCATAAAACCAACACTTGCCGCTCCCCCAATGGCAGAGATTCCCCTCATCGCGTTCGAAGTTGTTCGGCTCGCCGTTTTCGTTCAATTCTTCGGGAAGTTCTTGCATCCCGAGAGCGGCTTCCTTAATCTTGAACCGACGTTCCTGAACGCCTTGTTCCCCAATAACAAGTTCGTCATCACGAGGATAATAGATTGCGACTGCATCTACGTCGTAGATTGATCTGGCAAGCCACGAGTAGAACTCTGTTTCGAGCATCACGTCTTCCATCACATCATCAAGGAACGGCGCTCCCTCGTATTTGATAGTTGGACAGTCACCAGTTTTGTAGTCGAGGATGGTAACACCGGAGCCAGTAACACCGGGAACGCTGGCACTGTTCAGCACCACGTCAGCCTTTCCCATCCAAGGGATGTCCCCGACAGGTGGGCCGGACTCGTCTACGTAGTCGGGATCTCCGTCGTAGTCATCAGGTGGTTCTCCCATCCAGAACTCTGCTTCGACTTCGAGGGGTTCCCATGCCTGTACCACTGCTCTATCATCCATACTGAATTGCTCAGATGGAATCCTCGAAGAAGCGAAGTCATACGTTCTATCAGTCTCCCGCAATCTCCTCATCTCAAATTTCCAGAAGTTTGAGATGTAGTCCAACCACTGAGTTTCGTTTCCGGTATTAGGCATCAGCGGTGTGAACCTCTCGGGCTTATCGCCGTTCTCAGCGATGTACTCCTTCAGGTTCTCGTGGAATCTCTCGAAGACAAGGTGGACCCGAGAACCGCGCTCTGTTGCCATCGTTCCAGGCGGTCGTTCTTCCATCCAATATTTCATCGCAAATTTGAATGGACATTGACGATATAGCTTAATTCTGGACTTTGATACGTATTCCAAGCCCCTTTCCATCTTTTCGTCGGAAACAGTCAGTTCTGTTCCGGGTTCTATTCCTGCTATCGATTCGTCGGTGTGGATTTCGCTCATTCTTTTACATCCCGAGTTTCGTTTCGCGCCCCAACCCGCCGATCCCTGCGTTCTTTTCCTTTTTCGTGATTCTGATTGAAGTTGGTATCCTGGGAGGTGGCTTGCCGCCGCGCCCGCTCCTGGTGAAACCATTCGTTCTTTTCTTCGTTTGTCATTGCCTCCCAGTCTGGGGGGAAATTATAATCATGTCTCATCAGCTAACTTTTCTTCCATTTTAGCATAGTGCTCGGACACGTCCATTGCCTTCATTCCGTCGAACTCGATAACAACGCGGCCATCCTCGTCTTTATTTGCAGCAGCCTTGAACAACATCTGCCGCAAGTTTTCCTTTCCGAAGGTCTCGAAAATGAAGGCCCACTGTTGCGCCTTACTGCTTTCCATTTTTCATTTTTCGACTCTTGCCCCGCTCTCAGCGTAGCCTGCTATATCGACCCAGTTGTCCTCATGGTAGTGGCCTTGAGAGTTCCGAGCCACCTTCAACAGAACCATCATGTTCGCAACATCAGCTCCATCGAGGTTCGGGTCAGCGACCCCTCCTCCCCGAAGGAACCCATTCCATAGCTCTGCGATGGTATCGAAGGAATCCTCCGGCTCCCCGTATTTGTCGGAACGTTCGTAGACAGCACTCGCCGCCTCATCGAGTATTTCAGGCGAGTCTGGTTCTTCTACTTGGTTCGTTGGGTGCGGTTGTTCACTCATTTGTTGACTTCTCCACGGACCACTGTTCCATAATCCAATATTTTTTCATCCCGATCATCGTCACTGAAAGAAAGCTGGAGTTTGTTACTCATTGGTGGGTTGTTGAACGACTCTACCCCTTCGAACTCTTCTACGACCACTTTGCCGTCAACAAGTTCGTGTTCAACGAACAGTTTGAACATCAGTCTTCGCTTTTGTTTACGACAATCCGCTCCGGCCCCTCTCCCTCTATAACTATTCTTTCCGATTCTGATTCTTTGTCGGTACTACTACTTCTCCACGGTAGCCAGTAGTTCCAGTTCATTGTTGACTTTCGATTGCGGAGAACGCTGTCGTCCGGCCCTTGCCGTCCTTTTCGGACTCGATAAGGGCCTGCAACTCTTCCTCAGTCAGGTCCCGCTCTTCAAGCTCTTCTTTGAGAGACGATACACTGTACCCTGCTGGTTCTATCGGCGGTTCCACTTCTTCTCCGCCCCCCTTATCGGGTTCGACCCTCGTCAGCACGATAAGGCTGTTTCTGGTATTCTTTATCACTTCGAGGAACTCACCGTCAGGTTCCTCGTACTCACGTCTACCGATCTCGGTTAGTGTTTCTTCTCGGAGCATGGTTAGTTGAAGTATCCTGAGTATTTTCCAGGTCTGTCGCCGTGTAGTTCTTCGTCGCCGCGTTCGATTCGAAGGAACAAACCAAAGGCCGTTTCTTTGACTTCTCGAATGATTTCGCACGCCGCTTCGTTGCCGTCTCGCTTTTCTTCCTCAGCCAACCGATCATCGAGTGCAAGGTAGAGGTGGTAGGCCCCCGTTTTCGTTTGCTCGATTTCGTTGTGCATGACAGCGAGATCAAGCATGATCGATCCGAGAGTCACTTCGCCGCTTGGGGAATCAATTCGGATATTGTTACTGATCTCCGCGATCTCCCGATCAGGGATGTGGGCAAGGTTTAGATCATAGTCTGGATTACCCCCATCACCATTTCCTTTGGAGCCTTGGGGAGTTTCATCCAAGACCTCCACCATTTCGTGTTCAGAGACAATGTACGTGTCACCGTCTATTTCTATTGTTTCAGTTTCTACCCGGATTTTCAACTGGTGGCCGTTAGCATGGTTTGTGATAAACACTTCCGGTTCTTTTTCGCCGTTAAGTGCTTTCTCTAAGAATTTCCCATGTTTAAGTGGATCAGTGTCAGCCAGCTCCGTCACCATCATCCCCTCAAACTGTTTTCTGTCGTACCCGTGCAAATCCAACGCAGCATCGTTTACTTCAACATATTCCCCCACTTCGTTGATGAGCACGGTCGGCGTGTCGCTATGTGAAACTGTTTGTTTTTTTTTGTGCGTCGGTTACTCATGCTGTAGTTTCGTTGTTATTTCCATTGATCCGTCCAGCAGCCTTTGCATCTCGGATAATATCCTCTTTGGGTGTGGTATCCATTCCGGTACAAATCATCCCACAGTTGGGACAAACTGGCTCTGATTGAGCAGTATAACGGGCTGGAATGCCACACTCGGGGCAATTAACAATGCTATATTTGATTTCTTTGATGACTACATTTCCAACGTCAGTGCTCTTAAGGATTGGGATGCCGTTATCAAGCCTTTTGTTAGTCCACGGGTCCCTCGTCCGGTATCTTTCATGTGGATTGTCAGTTACAACAAACTGTTCAACTCGTTTACCGTCTCGGGAGTGTGTTTCCGGCATTGACCGATTAAGTATTGTCTACCAGAGACAAGGGATCGGAAAGACTTAATCTTATCGGTTTGGAGTCTTATAGCGCCATGTTTATTTTTTCTTCGTCATTATCGTCTTCAACTACCGGATCTTCGAAATCAATTGGGTAAAGCCAAGTACAAGGTCTATCGTCAGACGCTCCATGAACGGTTGCGGCTGGTTCGCTCCACTCTGCAATTGACTCTTCAAAGTCAGACGGTGGTACAATTGCGCCAGACTGGATAACTTTGCTTCCGGCAATGCCTTCTATCTTGAAGGCATGGTAATGGCCCCGATATGCAATATCGAAGTCATGCTGGTTATACCACTGGAGCCACCGCTTCTTTCCTGCACTGGTTCCAATATGTTCGAGACTGTTTTGACCGTGACGGAGGTGGCCGCGGTGTTCACAATCGTTTAGACTGGTACCCCGAATGGGGAAGTTAGTAAAGTTCTGTGATTGTGAACGAACAAATCTTACATTATCGTAGTTCCTATCACGAACACGGCGGTCGAGCGTCATGAAGAACGCCGTATCCACGTTGTCGTCAGGACCCATACCGTCTCCGCGAAGCTCTCCATGATTTCCATTCTGGCAGATAACCTGGACTGATTCGAACTCTTTTGACGCCCGATCAATGAACTCCATATAAACATCTGATGCGATTGTCAGTTGTTCTGGGAGCGACAATTCCTGCTCAAACGGCTGGTCAGAATAAATTCCAATACCGTCGAGGTGGTCGCCGCCCATCACGATGTGGATTGTGTCGAAGTCCACGCCAGCCGCTTCCTGACGCTCTTTTAGGTCGAACACCTTTTCCGAGACAGTCCGAACACGGTCGATGCCAATTTCGGCAGAGAACGTCGCGTTGCCGAACTCGTCATGGTATTTCGCCCCGATGTGGTCGTCGGAGCGGTGGCACACCATGTCCTCATGGCTTTCTCGAACCGATAAGCCCGTGTCGGGGGCAGCAGGTGCGCGACCGTTCAGGTCCCGGTCGAGGTACTGAATCAGCTCGTGTACCTTCTCTTTTGCGTCCCTCGTGACAGCGGCCTTGGAGCGGGGCTCGCCCGTTGGTTGGTCCGGGTTGATGGGGTGCTCTTTCGCGTCAGGCCGGTAGTAGAACTCTGACACACCATTTACCTCCCGAACACCAAGGGAAACACCGTCGATGTTCTGGAGGTTGTTGATGTGGTCACGGGCTGTGGACTTACTGATGTCCAGAGCTTCGGCAAGTTCGGCGTATGTTGCGCCCCCGTCACGGACGAGAGTGAACACTTGCTGACGTTTCTGCGAACTGATTGTAGTTTCGTTTGTCAAGTTGTATTTTGGTCCCTATTGTGGGGGATACCGCAACTGCTACTGCTATTTCTGAATGTCGTCGTTTCTCTTGTAGACACTACAAGCTTCTGCCAAGCAGAACTGCTGCGCTCGGTCAGCGATACTGCTACAGTTGAACGATTTGTACTCCCTTGCCACTGCGTCGTCAATTGCCTCATCTGTCATCCCCTCATCGTATCCGGGGATCTCCTCGAATAGCTCGTGGATAACCCTTCGAGGAACGTTTTTTTCCACGAGCAAGGAGATTACGTTCAATTCCATCAAGTGCGAAGCGTTCCCGTAATCCCAAGCATCATCACGTTCCAAGAACTCAACGATGCACGGAAAATTCGCCGTCAAGAATGGAATGTCTTCTACTTCAATATCTCCATTTGCTCGGCTTTCGTACTCTTCAATAGCTGAGTAGTTTGGCTTTGAGGTTCCGACTCGATGAGGGGGGGTGTCTGTCTTCGCAGCGTTCCGAATCATCTGGACGACCTTGTTCCCCGCTGATTTTGACGGCGTTCGGTTGAACTCGTCAGACCAGCGCGGTTCCAGGGTCAGCTCCAGGTAGTCTTCAACGCGAAGCTCTGCTAACTCTTCGACGGTGATCGGAACGCACCACCGTGTCTTATCATCGTAGACAGCCCCATGATGAACCGTGTTGGGGTATCGGGCCAACCGCCCGAGATCCGAGGCGTCAACATCAACCCAGGGGTCAATGTTCACACCACCTGCCGTGGACTCAAGCCACGACATGACCTGTTCACCGTACTCTTTCAAGCCGTTCTTGAACTGTTCAAACGACCCGTTGGCTGGCGCAACCTCGGGGAAATCCAGGTACAAGTGTAGCCCTTTGTGACCTGAAAGCGCAACGCGGAAGTGTTGTTCTTGTTCCGATTCGAGAATAGCGTCGGCAATCATTCTTGCCCTCGCCAGCAACGCACTCATATCTCGACGCCACGCTTCGAAGCCGGTTGTGCCGTTCTTCGGGTCGTAGCCGTCACCCTCAACGTCGAGATCGATGAAGATGCAATCAACCTTTGGAATGTTGCCGTCTCGGGAGTGGCCCCGTGGGAACGAATACACCGAATAGTACCCCGGCATTTCGCTCCTGGTCGCCGCCTCCAGCGACTCACAGAAGACAACCCGGTTGCTACGAGACGATTGGATCGTCCGATTGTCCGAAGACTGCCGTGGAAAGTCGGGTGCGAACACTGCGCTCGCCTTCCACACCCCCTCATCGAGTTTCATCTTCAAACACGTTCCATGCAGTTCACACATTCATCGGAGTCGGGGAACGTCTCGACGTGTTCTTCACAGTTTGGGCAGTACGACTTTTCGCTCATCGGATCGTTTTCCGCTGTTTCACCGGGCGTCATCGTATTTGGCCCGGCGTAGGGGTGTCGCTCACTCATGTTAGCGTGCCCTGGGACGGACCAGACCCATCATCGTCCCCGTCATCGCTGAAGATGTCTTGATCCATCACCTGTTTCTCTTTCTCTGTTTGCTGTTCGACCTTTTTCTCCAGTTCATTTGCCTCTTCTTCCTCCAGGTTTACCGTCTGACCAGTGAACGGGTGCGTCACGAGCAACCCCTCGCCCTGGAGAGCTTGCTGCTCGTAGTCCATCGCCACCGGCTTTGGATAGTGTTCGTGGACTAATTCACGAGCATCTTCGATGATCGTGGGCCAATCGATGCTCACCTCCCGATTGACCTGCTTTGCGAACTCGGCAGCCGACCACTCATAGGGTGTCACCGACTTGTCCACCCTAACGTATCCTTTCGTCTTCATGTTCTTCAACGACGATTGCACGTCGCTATTTGTGATGTTCCAGCCACGTTGCCGCATCATCTGCTGGAGCGTACCCTTATCGAATTGTTCACCGTAATTCGACCGGAGCAGATCGAGGAGTTGGAAGTCTTTGTCCTGCAAGTTCAGCGCCGACAGAACCATCTTCTCTCCGAAGATCCGCATCCCGAGCCATGAGTCGGCTGGCGTCACCAGCAACGTCACATCGTTGTCGATGCGGTTATCGCCATCCCACATTTTCTGTGGCACTTCGATCCGATCATCGTAGTGGAAGAGCGTTACGCTCTTCATGAAGTCCGACAGCCGGGGAAAGTCACGGCGCGCCTCGGTGAAGTGCTGTGGAAGTGGATTCTGCCTGTCCAGCGCGGGCATGATCGGGTTCAAGAAGCCACCCACCCCATTTGATCCACCGTAGGTGTGCATCGGGATCGTGGAGACGTACTCCCTAATTTCCTGGGTCCGTTCCTCAGAAATGTTGTACTCGATAACGCCCGCCTCTTGCTTTGCCTGCCTTGTATTCACTTGTTCAGTGAGTTCTTTCGAATCATCGATTCCGACCACGAGCGCCCGATTCCGGACCTCGGGATAGTCGTTGAGATCAACCTGCTTGTTGTCCGACGCCAAGAACAGCACCAGGCAATGAGGGGGGTGGAGTGTTTGCTGAATTTCTCGCCGCTCTTCACCAGTGACTTTGGTGAACGTCCGGCTGATGGGATCACCCTCTCCGTGCGCCTTCCAAGTGTCTTCCAGGTAACCCTTCTTGATGTTCGAAATGTCCTTGTGGCGATGTACCGGACAGGAGTTGATCTTGTTGTGCATCTCGAAGAACGAGGATTCAGTCATGGATGTGGGCATCTCGAACACCCAATCATCGGGCACGCAGTATTCCGCCGCGTACACAACGGCATCCTTCCCACCGGAGGAAAGGCCCGTCATGATAACCGATCCTCCGCCGAAGAAGCTAAGGAATACCACAAGATGCGTTTCGACTTCACCGGAAAGGCCCCAATCCTCTCTTAATTGTGATACTTCGTACAGGTTTGGATTGCGAATGTTGTCTATGTCCATTGGTTGTGTCGCGCCACTTCACGGGCATTCGGCAGAGCAAGGCTGGAGTGTTAAGATGGGGAACCTTGCTCTTGAACCGGCCCGCGAAGCGGCAGAAGTCGTGGTTAGTTACTGCGTTGTGCTACTCGCTGGGAATGTCTTCATATCGTTCCGGGCCATACCCTTCGATGTCCACATCCCGCCACTCGCTACTGGTTTCTTCTACTTGATGTCCTTCCACTTCAGAGAGGACACGACCAACATCGACTGTATGGCCGCGTTTCACCGCTTCACCGTCAACGTAGAGGACTTCCCAACGCCCGGGGAATCGGACGTGTCGGACGGTGATTGCTTCAGTCATCACCGAACGCCTCCTCCCGAATATATTCTTCATGCCTGCGCATAGCAGCCTGTTCAGCGGCAGCCATCACGTCGTCCTGACACTTCTCGCGGAACTCCTCGAACTCTTCTCGACTCAGACCTTCGGGAACGTCGTAGGTCTGGCTAATGTGGGCCGAGACAGGTTCATAGTCGTCTAACATTACCTTCCGAGTTGCAGTCACTTCGACTGTCTCGGGAATCGCTCTATCTGACATTGTTGTACTTTCTATCGAGTTTTGGTTGTGTCTCAACTCCTTCAGGATACAGCCACCCGTAGAGTTGTTCTAATCTCTCAGCACCACCGACTCGCAATGTGAAAGCCCCATCTTTCCGGTCAACGATTGTCCCCTCAACAGGAAGCCAACCGAGAAGGGCGAAGAAGCGGCCTCGACTTGCTCCAGTGATGTTGAATCTCTGATGTTGCCCGACGTGTCCATCAGCATCGAACAGGCCACGAACGAACGCCGCCCGGAGACTGTCACTGGTCAACTCAGGTAAGGAACCCGAGTGAGTCTTATCAGGACCAAGACCGTGACCGCGGAGGTCTTGTGACAGAATCTCGCACCTCATGCTGACGCTGAATATCGGACCGCTCTCGGTGACGGAGTGTTCAGCATCGAGGGCATCTACGAAGGCTTCAACGTGATTTCGCTCTTGTAGTCCCAATGACAACATTGGGTTCCCCTTTTCAGGTTCACACAAGGAGCCATCACCGTAGAGCATACCAAGCCAGTATGCCTGTTCGTTCGTTTCAACCTCAGCGAAGTAGTCTTCGTTCAAGTCGAGAGCGCCGCCGACGCCGTGAACCGACAAGCCCGCCTCTTCCTTAGCGGCGTTCCAGGTACCACCGAGGTAGTTCTGGAGGCTTGTTACAGACGGGCCAACGTCTTTTTCATCGCGGAGCCTGCGATACTCGGGTCGGCTTGGTGGGTGTCCAAGCATCTCAGCGGCCTCACGAAGCCCGTCGAGGCAGTCTTGTCGAGTTACCATTTTAGGTTAGGATGAACGCTGTTGGCTTAGTTACCGTCCTTCTTTTGGAACCCACTCTATCTCTGGTTCCTGTGCCAGACGGTACACCTCAGACGCTTCTAACGCACTTGCCGCCGCGTTGAGTAGCGACCGACGTTTCTCGTCATGGGAGACTTCACCCATCTCAAGGACGAGGCGACCCTCGTCATCGAACTCCGCGAAGTCGGGGTGGTTCTCGATTATCGCGTCTCTCTCTTCGTCGTAGAAGAGGGTCACAGCGGAACCCCTACCATGAGAACGCCGAAGTGTTCGAGGAGGAAGTACGCCCCACCGAAGACGACCACCAGTAGCGCGAGGTAGAACAGTATCTCCAGTAGGATGAAGAGCAGGGCAAGCAGGCCAATGCCAGCCACCATTCCGCCAGACAGTGCGCTTTTCAGACTCATGGCGAATTAGGAACGCCGCTCCGCGACCTCCGCGGCGGCCTCCCAGTCGATCTCGTCCGGGTCCTCCACTTCATCTTCGGAGAAGCTTCGAATCTGGTCTGGGTCGGTCTTGCCGTTCCGGGCCATGTAGTCGATCAGGTTATCGAGCTTGTCAGGCACACCCTCCGGCAGTCCGTTTTCGTCGCCCGGCTGATCCGGCGACTCAGTGGATTCGGTTTCCGTCGCGCCCGACGTGGACTGAGTGGTAGTACCGCCGTCAGCAGCGGCCTGCTCCGACTCGCCGTCGCCCTCATTGGATACTCCGTTGTCGATGGTGACGAAGTTCCCAGTCTTCACATCGAGGAGGTTCGGGGTCTGGTACGTCACTTCTTCGCCATCGAAGGTGCTGGTTTCCTCCGTGATCCACAGCTCCAGCTCCCGACCTTCAAGTTCGGTACGGAGCGTCGGATCATCGGTGGTCAGCCAGTTGTGGCTGTCGTAGCTCCGTTTGTCTCCCTCTTTGCCGTTGTCCTGAACGAGAGAGTCACCTTCTTCGGTGAGCTTCTTTGCGAAGGTGCGAGTCCATGGTTTGGAACTCAGCATCATCGAAGCGTCACCAACCGGAATGACACTCTGGTTGTTAACTACACTCATGTCACCCTCTTCCAGCAGATCCTCGTTAACGACAATATCGCCACCACTCTCGATCACGACGCCTACCGGCTTGTAGAAGTAGTCCTTGTCGAACGTCTCAGAGAACCCGGCGACCCTCGGATGGTCGAACACGTCCTGGGCCGACATCTCGCCAGAGTACCCTTCTTCATCATCGAAGTTCTCGTAGACCAGACCATCCTCCGGGTTGAGGTGGAAGAACTTCCCGGCAGAAAAGACCTTCCAGGTCCCCGGCTTGTCTTCCCGCTGGAACACGATGCCGTCGAGAATGTTTAGGTTCTCAAAGTTAGCGATGAAGCTCTCACCGTACTTTTTGTGATATGTATAGTTGACCGACTCTGGCTCCATCGAAACCGTAGAGTAGTCCTGAAGTTTAATCTCCATCCGGTCGTCGTAGTTGCTGCTGCCGTTACTACCGCCGTTCGAGTTGTCATATCTGCTCATAGTTGGGTTGTGTCACGCCGTCCGCCACCTCTCTGAGCGCCGACGTGCTACACTCAAAGAGTCGGGATGCGGGAACTAAAGTCTTGCGATAAGACTCAAGTTTCCAAAGTCGAACGTTATCCCGATGCCGAAGTGTGGAATCGAACCACCGTGGACCAATCTCCGGTGACTGCAACCGCTGACGTATGGTTACTCCGCGCAGACGCCCGTGCACGCGGGAAGCTCAAGCGACGGACTCGGAAGCCGCACCTGTGGAAGACGCCACTTTTCGTCGTAGCTGGGACCCTTCATTGGTCTATTCCGGTTTCCCAACTCGATAAGGTGCCGCGCATGTCTCGCTTTTGGTCATGGCACTTACAAGAGCAGTTCGGACCACAGGGTTCGCAGAGACACTTAGCTGTCATTCTCTTCATCGGTATCGCCGCCACTGATCGTTGTCTCCTCGACATTGACAGCAGACTCCCCACCCTTATCGAGTTCGTCTTCGACTTCATTCCAATCGATCAACACGTTGCCGGCGATGAACGCTACTGGAACGTCCTCCCCTGCGAGGTCTTCCATGTTCTCGAACTCGACTCCGAGCACGTCGAGCAGTATGTTAAACTGGGATAGCTCGTCGTCTCGACTTTCAGGGAGATCGTAGACCAAGCGGCGCGAAGCATCGTAGGGTGCATCGTAGATCGGGACGATCACCTTTGGTTGCTCGAAGAAGTACCCGTCACTGCAAACGATGTCTGGCTCACCGAGTTCCGCAGTGAACACCTGTTCTTTGATGCTCTCGATCTCGCTGACCGCCGTCCGAACCGCTTCTGCACCTTGGGGATCATGCGTCTCGTCCCTGGTTAGTTTACTTACAATATTTTCGACGATTGCTACTGTTGCCATTTGTACTTTGAAGGTGGCGTCATTTCCGTGAGGCACCCGGCCCGCAACGCCAGTTGGACCGGGGAAAGCCGAGAGCGACCATTGCAGGGCGCATTGTATCTCTTCCCGTTGGGGAAGATTCACGTCTCTCAGTCGTGTTCTCGGCAAGTGGGGACTGGGGCCTCGAACCCCGTTCGTGGAGTCACTGCTCCGCTACTTTCCGCCAAGCCGTGTACCTCGGCTACCCCGAAAGGCGTGGGACCACGCCTAACTTCCGGCCCGCAGTATGGGCCTCGGTGCCGCAAGCCACGACACGCCTACCCGTTTGCCGGGCAGGTTCCCTGTTGGGATATGGGGCCGGGACCACCCCTTCTTGATGATATTTTCACCCACTGGTCCGAAATGGGCGAAGGCCGTCAAGCGGCGACCTCCCTGTGTCTATTCTTCTACCGCCACCTCACAGGGAAAGTGACGGTGAATGGAGTCGGTGAGATTTGAACTCACAGCTTCCGTCATGCAACGACGACGCTCTGCCGTTGAGCTACGACCCCAAAAGCCGACAGGAGGATTTGAACCTCCGCTCTCCGACTTACAAAGGCGGTGCTCTGCCAAACTGAGCTATGTCGGCACAAAAAGCGGGTTACCAAGCCCACTTTTGAATCCCGTAGCGAAGCGGCGGGACACAACCTAACGGGGAATCTCACCCCGCTCCCCGCTACACATCCCACTCTCATAAGTGTTGAGAGTCGCCGGGAGGAAAGCCCGGACTTCGTATGGATGGTATCGGGTGGACAGCCCGCGAGGTTTCCAACCTCGACAACGAGGAAAGGCGAGCGGTGGCCGCCAACCATCCTTTCGTCTCCCCCTCCCCCATTAGAGTAAAGGGGCCCCAATGACTTAAAACTGCCGATTTCGATTCATTATAGGGGCTCCCTGCTATCACATCAGTTATACAACGAAGTTAAACATTTATCTTTCTCCAATCCGTTTCTTTAGACGAGGCTACATTAAAGATGGTTCCGGCGTCAGACAAGAAAAAGAAACATAAAAACAAAGAGAAGACAGTTCGTTGCCCAGTCGAGGACTGCAATGAAAAGGTGTTGGCTCGTGGGCTACATCTCCACATTAGACAGAGTGCCGGAAATGGTCATGGAGAATCGGGAGAGATACCCCCTGGTATCGACTTGGACGATGCTGAAGAAGCCGGAACCAGGGAGGTTGAAATGGAATATCCCGAACAAAGAGAAGGTGAAAGTGTCCAGCGGCTCTGTCCGTACTGCGAGCGCCCGTTCCGTGGGAAGCAGGGGGTAATGATTCACCTCGGAACAACTGCTGGTAAAAAGAATCACCCAAAGGATGCACCTGATCGCCACGAACTTGACGACTTCCCGGTTGTTCGTGTAGATGAAAACGATAATGTTACAAAAGTGGTTGAAGAAGGAACCTCACTCCCCTCGACGGAGCGGCGACAAGAACAGGAAGATGGAGATGCACCATTAGATTCTGTTAGTGAAGACGATATTCGAGAACATATTCAAAATTTGCGAGAACAGGGTCTTGATGACGAAGCAGATAGAGCTGAGAAAATGTTACTTGGAGAGTGACCACTGCTTGGCAAAATATATTTGCGTATATTTCGGATCGCGGCCCTTGTTACCCGCTCGTAATTCGTCTACAGCTCCCATCAATTCGTAGAACCCTTCTTTGGTCTTATGTTGATCGTCGCGGATCGCTGGTAGAATCTCCTGTAGCATAACTTCGCTTCTCACATATGTCGTCACCAGATACTCACGGAGTGGCTCAAGGAAATTCTCGATGCTGTTTGGGTCGGTGGTTTTGAACTTCGCGCCGTTATTGCCTGTCTCCATCAATCTGTATCTGACGCCTTGCTCACTGCAATAGGACATCAACTTCCCCAGGATTGGGTCTTCATTGCTCGGTCTGCTAAACGACAGCAGCGGGAGCATCCGATACCCGATTTTATACCGATCAGCTTGATCGATCTTCACCGTAATATTGCCACCCACATCAAACGCTCCGGCGAGGTGGGCAATCTGGTCTTGTTGCACTGTACTCCTGTTTGATTGGTCCGCTGATAGGTGTTCTGATTTCATTGGTGTTCAACACTTGGATCGGAAGTCTTAAGTCTTTTCGGGTCATTTGTGTGAACGAGTACGTCCTGCGAACGGAAGCCGTAGTCCACTGGGCTGCGGCGTGCCTGCTGCGCCGTTGGGTGTAGGAACGGCGTGACGGAACCGGGGGTGTTTCCAATGGCCGTTAGTAAAGAATTAATATCGTAAGATTTAAGTTATTGGGCGTTCATATGTTTAATGACGGCAGATTGTTCTGGTTGTTCTATACTACTATAGTACATACTATAATAGTTACATCAGTAGAATATACTGTTTAGAATGGTTGATTAGGATGTTTAGTACTAAACATCTAAAACCAACCGCCCACCTTATCGAGTTTTTAAATCAACTTAGAGTAGATATTCTAAACATCTATTCTACCTATACGAGCAATCTGAACTCTGCCTGTAAATATCACAATGGAACATCCAAACGAAAGAACGCCGAATAATGTGATTACCAGCGATACTGATAATGCAACGACTATTCAACCAAAGGAAGCACCACCGGGAAAGCGTGAGAAGTTCCGTCGATTCCGTGCCTACAACACGGATATGTGGAATGGGCCGCGTCGGGAGAACACTGAGTCGTTCCGGCGGCAAGATGATCTCCATCGCTATGACTCAATTTCGTCAAGTCTCGACTTAACGTCTCACCAGAAAGATCGGGGCCGAAACATCCTCGACAATTTCGATCCGCAAACGTTCGGACAGTCAATCGATCACATCATCTTCGGTATTTGCGTTGTCGTTGCCAATGCCGATGTTGATGGAACGCGGTATTGGCCGACACAAGTCAGTGAGTCTGAGCCGTCGTGTGTATTCGAGGAGGTCGCCGCAGAAATTGGGTTTGGCTGGAAAGAGCAAATGTCGACTATCAAAAAGGTCAAGGATCGGGTTGATAATCGTAGGACCTGTCTTACGATTATCCGCGATAACCGGGAACAGAGGCCCTGGGAGTTCAATAACCTCCCGGTCAAGACAGTGGATTCCACTATCAAGACTGGGGACTATACCCTCGCTGAACTTTGCGATCACGATGACGATCTCGATACGTACTACCCGGAATATTCGATTGAGCGCAAATCCGGGGATGATTTCGTCAGCAGTGTCGGGCGGAATCGGAGCCGATTCGAGAAGGAGATCAAGCGGGCGTCTGACTGGGACTCCCCCCTTCTCGTGTTGGTTGAGGCTCCGAAGGAACCGTCGCGCTATTCGAACGGTCACTTCCTCGATTACACAGACATGGACCGGAGTCAAATCTTCGGCACTGTAGACTCCTGGGAGCGTCACTACAACGTTTCGTTCCAATTTGCCGGGAGTCGGAGCAAGGCACAGCAGATCGCCTATGAGACGCTACTGAGCCATCTCAAGGCGGGCCTTGTCTCTGATTAGTATTTCGAGTTGACTGCTCCATGTCGCTTCTTCGTGCTTGAATGGGAATATCTCATTGTCGTTTCTACTTTGACGTGGCGGAGTTGTTCCCGAGCGTCGTGAATGTCTTCTTCGTCGGCCCATACAGTTGCAACGCCGTGTCGGATCGAGTACCATGTTAGGTCCCGACCGGCTGGCTCTACACCGGCCGACTCGATAAGGGCGCGCAGTAGGTAGTTGAGCGACTGTGAGTTGTACGGGTTCCCTTTGTCGTTCAGCCATAGGCTATCGCTCGTCGCGTATTTTCCGTAGCTCTGTCGCTCGTCAAGCCACTTCCGCAGCGTTCGGACTGATTTGTTCGACAGTACGCACTCCCAGTTGTCTCGGTTTTTCGTCGATTCAGTGGCCGGAATTCGTAGTACTGCATCGTCCAGGTGTATCCATTCTGGTTTGGTCCGCGCCACTTCGATGGGACGCAGCCCCATGTCCAGTGTCGTGGCGATCAGCGATGGGATTTTGAACGAGTTCGCCCGGTCGAAGTCGTCAATGGACACCCCTTCTTTGTTTTTATCGAAGCGCCGAGCCAGGTGCCCTTTCAGCCGCTTTCGCTCTGCTTTGCTACAACTATTGTAGTGCTTTACCGTTCCGTATTTTAGGGCAGCTTCGTACAGCGGCCGGAACTCGTCTTTCTTGAAGTAGTCTCGATTCGTCACTTTCGGTTCGCTGATCTCGTAGTTGCAGGACCATTCGATGTTTTTCGCTTTTTCGTGATTGTAGTAGCTGAAGATCCTCTTGATCGTCTTGACGAAGTTGTTGAGGTTGGCGTTTTCGTAGTCACTGTAGCGCCCCAATTCTCTCATTAATTCATCAGCGTCTTCCGGTGTCAACTCTGTAGTGTAGCCTCTGTTTTCCCACACCCATCGCATGATTTGGTCGGTGTGATAGTTCGTCTTCCGCACCGTCCCGTCAGCGAACCCTTCCAGTTTGTCGGGTTTTCTGCCTTCGACGGTAAGCCATTCGAGGAAGTCACGCTTCCAGGTTTCGTAGTCAGCTCTCGCTCTATTGTGACAGGACTCCAGCGCCTCATCGGTTTTTGCCGGAAGGGGGTTGAATTCGAAGTTTATATCGTCGGCTCCTTGGTTTAACTCCAT